ACTCGGAAGGCGCGCGCTCACTACGCTGACCAGGGGATAGGCCTCTGACCTGCGATAACTCTGAGTGACTGGTGGGGGTGATCATCCATGCCCCGTACCTCGAAGCCCGCGGGCCTGAAGCTGATCGACGGCCGTGCGCCGGGCCGTGACTCCGGTGGCCGCAAGGTCAACACCGGCCCCGACTTCAAGCGCGTCCCGCCCGAGCCGCCCGAGTGGCTGTCCGAGGAGGCCGCCGCCGAGTGGCACCGCGTACTGCCGGAGCTCTCGCGCCTGGACTTGGTGAAGGAGTCGGACCGGGCGGCGCTGGCTTCGTACTGCGAGGCGTGGGCCACCTTCGTCGAGGCGACGCAGACGGTGCAGCGGGACGGCCTGACGATCGAGGCGCGCCAGGGCACGTTGGCCCATCCTGCGGTGGCGATCGCGCGCGCGGCCGGACGGGAAGTCCGTTCGTGGGCCGGGCACTTCGGCCTGACGCCGTCGACGGAGCAGGCTCTGGCTCGAAGCGGGGGCGACGATGGGGACGCGGAGAACCCGTTCGCCGGCTCCGGCTGAGCTGGGCATCTGCGCCGAGGTCGCCTGGTACATGAAGTCCCGCGGGATTCCCCTCCCGGACTGCCGGCCCAAGGTGCAGACCCCGAGCCCGGGTGAGGCGCCGGGAGCGGTCTTCGATCCGGCCAAGGTGGACCGGGTACTGAAGAGCTTCCATCTGCTGCGGCACACGCAGGGCAAGTGGGCGGGCAAGCCGCTGGACCCGGACCCGTGGCAGGTGGCGTACATCATCGCCCCGGTGTTCGGATGGGTGCGCTGGGATGACGAGGCCGAGGGCTACGTGAGGATCGTCCGCAAGCTGTACGTGGACGTCCCTCGACGCAACGGCAAGACGACGCTCAGCGGCGGCATCGCCGTGTACCTGATGGCGGCGGACAGCGAGCCGGGTGCGCAGGTGTATGCGGCGGCGACGTCGGAGAAGCAGGCCCGGTACACGTTCGACCCGATCAAGACGATCGCCGAGCGGGCGCCGGCGCTGAAGGGGAACGTCAAGGCGTTCACTAAGAAGATCACGCATCCGGCGTCGGGCTCGTACTTCACGGTCGTCTCCTCGGTGGCCGAGGCCCTGCATGGCGCGAACGTGCACGGCGGGATCATCGACGAGCTGCACGTCCACAAGAGCCCGGACCTGGTGGAGACGATCGAGACGGGTACCGGTTCGCGCCGCCAGCCGCTGGTCGTCATCATCACGACCGCGGACGAGGGCAAGCAGGAATCGATCTATGACCGCAAGCGCCAGTATGTGGAGCAGCTGGCGCGCGGCGCGTTGCACGACGTGGACACCTACGGCGTGGTGTGGGGTGCGGACGAGAGTGACGATCCCTTCTCGGTGGAGACGCAGCGGAAGGCGAACCCGGGTTACGGCGTGAGCCCGAGCGCGGCCTACCTGAAGGGGGCGGCAGCCGAGGCGCAGCAGTCCCCGGCCGATCTGGCGAAGTACCTGCGTCTGCACTTGGGGATCCGGACGAAGCAGAGCACGCGCTTCATCCGCCTGGAGGACTGGGACGAGAACGCCGGCATGCTCGACGAGCAGGCGCTGAAGGGGCGGGAGGTGTATGGCGGACTCGACTTGGCGAGCACCTCGGACCTGTGCGCGCTGTGCTGGCTGTTCCCCGACGACCGGACCGGCACGCTGGATGCGCTGTGGCGGTTCTGGACGCCGGAGGACAACCTCAAGGCGCTGGACAAGCGGACGGCGGGGGCGGCTTCCCGCTGGGTGCGTGAGGGCTTCCTGGTGGCGACGCCGGGGAACGTCGCGGACTACGACTTCATCAAGGAGCAGATCCGCCGGGACCGCGACTTCTTCAAGGTCAAGTCGATCGGTTACGACCCGTGGAACGCGTCGCAGCTGACGAACGATCTGGTCAGCGAGCGGGCCCCGATGGTGAAGGTCCGGCAGGGCTTCGCGACGATGTCGCCAGTCCTGAAGGAGATTCAGCGCCTGGTTCTCGGTGGCACGCCGGAGGCTCCGGCGATTCGGCACGGCGGGCATCCGGTGGTGCGGTGGTGTGTTGACAACTTGGCTGTGGCGATGGACCCGGCCGGGAACGTGAAGCCGGACAAGGCGAACAGCGGAGACAAGATCGACGGGGTGTCGGCGCTGGCGACGGCGATGGCCGAGGTCGTGGCGCGGCCCCCGCGGCGGAAATCCCGCTACGCGGACGAGGACGAAATCATGGTCGTGTAGCGGCCGGAGGGAGGCCGCATGTTCGCCTGGCGTCGCACGGCGGTGCGTAAGCGGGTCGTCGTCAACCTCGCAGACAAGGCCTTCACCGGAGTGCTGTGGGCGAAGCGCGGCCCGCTGCTGGTGCTGCGTGACGTCGAGCTGCTGGAGGCTGGCAGGCAGCCGCAGCGCGTGGACGGCGAGGTCGTCATCGAGCGGGCGAAGGTCGAGTTCACCCAGGTGCTGGCGGGTGGTGGGTGATGGCGTTCGTGGTCTCATCGGGCGAGCTGGCCGTGACCGGGGCCGGGGTCACGCCCGGGTATGCGGCGATGCCGCTGCCAGCCGCACCCTGGGAGTACGAGACGATCTGGCGCACGCAGCCGCAGGTGAGGACGGTCATCGGCTTCCTCGCCCGGAACATCGCCCAGCTCGGCATCCACACGTTCCGCCGGGTCAGCGATACGGACCGGGAGCGGCTAGCGGATCATCCGCTGGCCCGGCTGCTGGCCGCCCCGCTGCCGGGTGTGACGACGTACCGGTTCGTCGAGCGGATGGTGGCGGACGTCGCCCTGTACGACTCCTGGTACGGGATCAAGCTGAAGCTCGACGGCCAGTTGCGAATCCTGCCGGTGCCGCCTTCTCTGATCCGCCCTTACGGCGGGAACTGGATCCGGCCCGAGTACTTCGAGACGGCGGGCGGCCGGGACTTCGGAGTGGACGAGGTCATCCACATCCACGGCTATGCGCCGGACAATCTGACGGCCGGCTCGTCCCCGATCGAGTCTCTGCGTGAGCTGCTGCTGGAGTCGTCGGAGGCGGCGAAGCAGCGGGCGCAGATGTGGAAGAGCGGGGCCCGGATGACCGGTGTCCTTGTGCGGCCGGCCGACGCTCCCGAGTGGGGGACGCCCGAGAAGAAGCGCTTCAGGGAGATGTGGCGGACGTTCACCTCTGGTGGCGGAGCCGAGGGCGGCACGCCGATCCTCGAGGACGGCATGGACTACAAGACCGTCGGCTTCAATCCGGAGCAGGCGCAGTACATCGAGGCGCGCAAGCTGACGCGCGAGGAAGTGTCGGCGGCGTACTTCATCCCGCCGCCGCTGATCGGAATCCTCGATCATGCCACCTACTCCAACATCAAGGAGCAGCACAGCCACCTCTACCAGGACACCCTCGGGCCCTGGATGGTGATGCTTCAGCAGGAGATAGCCGCGCAGATCCTCGCTGACATGCCGGGCAACAACGCGGATGTCTACTGCGAGTTCAACATCGACGCGAAGCTGCGGGGTTCGTTCGAGGAGCAGGCGGTCGCGGCGTCGACAGCGACGGGCCGGCCGTGGATGACGGTGAACGAGACCAGGGCCCGCAACAACCTGCCGTCCATCGAGGGTGGCGATTCCCTGATCACCCCGATGAATGTCACCGAGGGCGGGCTGGCCTCGCCGCGGGACACGGCTCCGGAACCGGAGGCGCTCCCAAAAGCGCGCGGCCTGGCGCTGGTCAAGAGCGGCAGGCCGGCTGAGATCGGCACCTTCGAAGGGCAGCAGGACGCCCTGTCGGCGGCGCTGGTGAAGTTCACCGAGCGGGCCTCCGCCCGGCTGCTTACCGCGGCCGGCGCGAAGGCCGACGGCATGCCGGATCTGATTGCCCTGTGGGCGGCCGGCTCGGACGACAGGCTCGCCCAGCTCTCCGCGCTGCTGGCTGATCACGGCTATCAACTGGCGCAGCTGGGCGCGTGGGAAGTCCTTGAGGTCCACAACCCGGATGCCGAGAACTGGTCGGCCGAGGTCATGCTCGCCTGGATCTTGGCGGCAGCTCAGACGCATGCCGCCCAGCATGAGGAGGCCGGCCTGAAGGCGGTCACCCGGGTGCAGGAGGACGGCGGCGACGGGTGGCGCGACGCGCTCAAGGGCGCGACGCTCGCCTGGACTTCTGCCGCGCTGACCCGGGCAGCGACCGCGTCGACGGAACTGCGCAGCTTCGGCGGCCACGATGCCGCGTCGGCTTCCGGGCTGACGAAGAAGATCTGGCGGACCGGTGGCCGCAACCCGCGGCCCTCACACAAGGCGCAGGACGGCGAGGCGGTCAGCCTCGACGACGTCTTCTCCAACGGCCTGCGCTGGCCCGGAGATGGCTCCGGCAAGACGGCCGAGCTCGTCAACTGCAACTGCACTCTCGACTATGCGAAGGAGGACTGACGTGCGCACGAAAGACTTCACGGCTCGTGTGAAGGCGGCGGGCGTCGCCGACGGGCTGGCCGAGGGGCAGTTCGTCGCGGTCGTCTCAGTGTTCGGCAACGAGGACAGCGTCGGCGACGTGGTCCGGCCGGGCGCCTTCACGGAGACGCTGGCCGAGTGGGAGGCGAAGGGCGACCCGATCCCGGTGATCTGGGCGCACGCCTGGGGCGATCCGTTCGCCCACGTCGGCACCGTCATCAAGGCGGTCGAGACGCTGCAGGGCCTGGAAGTCACGGGCCAGATCGACGACCTCGACAGCAACCCGACCTCGGCGCAGGTATACCGCCTGCTCAAGGGGCGGCGTGTCACGCAGTTCTCCTTCGCCTACGACGTCAAGGAAGGCGCCTGGGTCGAGGATGACCAGCACTCGTGGGGCGGCTACTACGAGCTGCGCCGTCTCAAGCTCCACGAGGTGGGCCCCTGCCTGGTCGGCGCGAACCAGGAGACCGAACTCCTGGCTGCCAAGGCGGCCGGCCTTGCGCGCGGCGCGAAGGCCGGCCGCGTCCTGTCACAGAAGAACTTCGAGTCGCTCACCGCCGCCTACACGGCGATCGGCGAAGTGCTCGACACCGCGCAGCCCGAGAAGGCTGCCGACCGCAAGACGTCCGACGAGCCCGGCCAGCCGGGCGCCGAGGCAGCCGACGGCGCAACGCCTTCCGCTCAGCCCGAGGCGACCCCGCCCGCCCAGGAGCCCACGGACGAATCCATCAGCAGCACCGAGGACGAGACCACGCCGGACCCCCGCGAAGCCACCCCTGACGAGGGTGCCGCCAAGGCCGCCGCCGCCTCTGCCCGTCTGCGCACCGAGCTGCAGCTGAAGGAGCTGGAGCTCTCGCTCACGGAATGAGGACCCATGCCCAAGATTGATGAGCTCAAGGAGCTCATGAAGCACCACCTCCTCGAGGCCCGTCAGATCACCAAGGCGGCGGAGGAGGACGGCGACCGCGACTTCACGCCCGACGAGGCCGGGCAGCTGCGCGAGCACATGGCCAAGGCCACCGAGGCGAAGTCGGAGATCGAGCGCCTCCGGGGCAACGACGAGCTGAAGAAGACGCTCGCCGACCTCGGGGACGACATCGCCCTGAACGCGAAGACCGACGAGGAAGGGCAGCGGCGTACCGCTTCCGGGTTCGAGCTGCCGAAGCGCGGCAAGTCCCTGGGTGAGCAGTTCACCGACTCCGCCGAGTACAAGGGCCTCCTGTCGCAGGCACGCGGCGGCACGTTCGGTGCGAAGCAGCGCGTGCAGTCGGAGATGTTCGGCGTCAAGAGCCTGGTCACCGGCGGCTCGGACACCTCCGGCGGCGCGTTCGTCCAGAACGACTACCGCGGGCTGCAGGTCGGCATCGACGTGTTCCAGCGCCCGCTGCGCATGCGGGACGTCGTCACCAACGGCACGACCACCTCGGACACGGTGGAGTACGTGCGCGTCACGTCGGTGACGAACAACGCGGCGCCGGTCGCGGAGGCCACCAGTTCGGCGGCCCCGACCGCCCCGGGTGGTGCCGGTGCGCTGGTGAACAACGCGGGCGGCGGCTACAAGCCGGAGTCCGGCCTCGCCCTGGCGAAGGTCACGGCCGCGGTGAAGACGATCGCGCACTGGATGCCGGTCACCAAGCGGGCTCTGTCGGACGCCGCGCAGATCCGCACCCTGATCGACGCCTTCCTCCGCTACGGCCTGGAGGAAGAGCTCGAGGATCAGATGGTCCAGGGCGACAACACGGGCGAGAACTTCGAGGGACTCGGCACCGTGTCTGGCGTGCAGGCACAGGCCTGGGACACCAACGCCCTGACCACCACCCGCAAGGCCAAGACCAAGGTCCGCACGGTCGGCCGCTCGGTGGCCAACGCCTACCTGCTCAACCCCACCGACCTCGAGACCCTGGACCTTCTCCAGGACAACGAGGCCCGCTACTACTTCGGCGGCCCGGCCGGGACCGGCGGCGCAGGCACCCTGTGGGGCCTCCCGGTCATCGAGACCGAGGCCGTCCCCGCGGGCACCGGCTACGTCGGCGACTTCCGCAAGGCGATCCTGTGGGACCGCGAGCAGGCCACGATCCAGATGACCGACAGTCACCTGGACTTCTTCGTCCGCAACCTCGTTGCGATCCTCGCCGAGATGCGCGCGGCCTTCGGCGTGATCCAGCCGAACGCCTTCGTCGAGATCGACCTGACCGCCTGAGGAGGCTGACATGCCGTACCTGAACCCGGGCGCGGGAGCGGCCCGCGAGGGCAAGCAGGCAGCTGCGGTCGCCGACGCGGCTGCCGCCACCTCGGTCGTCGCGGCCGGCGCCACCCCCACCAAGGCCGAGTACGACGCGCTGCGCACGGACTATCTGGCGCTGCGCACGAAGGTGAATGCTCTTCTGGCGGCGCTGCGGACCGCAGGCCTGCTCGCGCCGTGAGCCTGTTCATCCGGCAGACGGCTCGAGGGCGGTGCCCGTGCGGCGCCGAGCACGCGGCGTGCGGCCCGCCCTCGACCGTCACACCTGTCGACATCCCTGATCAGGAGGTGGCCGCTGTGGGCGGTCCGCTGAAGAAGTACCGCTTCAAGACCGAGGCCGGACACGAGACGGTCCTCAAGCTCAACCCTGCCGACGCCGAACTGCGCGGCCTCACGGACGACGACCTCGCCGACGAGGCGCCCGCGGGTCAGGAGAAGGCCATCGCGGCGGCCCCGAACAAGGCGCGCGCCACGTCGTCCAACAAGGCCCGCGCGCCGCGCGGTAAGGGCGGCGAGGGCGGTGGCGACTGACTACCTGGCCGACCCGAATGAACTGGCGGGCTGGCTGGGCGTGCCGGCCGACACTCCGAAGCTCCTGGCTGCACTCAAGGCAGCGACCCGCCGCTTCCGAGGGGCGGTCGGCCACCCCATGGATCTCGTCATCGACGACGAGGTGACGCTGGACGGCAACGGCCGCGAGTCCCTGCTCCTGCCGGTATGGCCGACGACAACTGTGACGTCGGTCGCGGTGGACGGCGAGGTCCTGGTCGAGGGCATGGACTACTCGTGGTCGGAGGCGGGCATGCTGCGCCGCCTCGGCTACGCATGCTGGCCGGATCGCCTGCGCTGCGTCGACGTGGTCTACAGCCACGGCTTCGGCCCGGCTCTGGAGGACATTCCGCAGGACGTCCAGGAGGCGGTCATCGACCAGGCGCGCACGATGTTCACCGTCGTGCCCGGCGTGCAGTCGCGGGCGGTGGGCGGCCAGTCGGTGACGTTCGGGGCGACGGCCGCGGTAGGCGTATCGGACCAGTGGTCGAAGGCCGTGGCCCGCTACAAGGTCCGCACGGGGAGCGACCTCTGATGATGTTCAACCAGTCTCTCGTGCGGGTGCGCGCGGGTGAGCGCACGGACCGGGGCGGCAACACCGTGAAGGACTGGTCGCCCGGGGCGGTGTCCCGGCTGGCGGTGGACCAGGTGAACATCCAGCCCAGCATCCAGCAGGAGACGGTCGACGAGCAGCGCAACGCCGTCGTCACCGGCTGGCACGTTCAGTCCGCCGAGGGCGCCGACCCGGACATCCGGGCCGATGACCGTATCGAGTGGGACGGCATGACGCTCGAGGTGGACGGCGAAGTCGCCCGCTGGCCCGAGCTGTTCACGGACGCGGTGCATCACATCGAGTTCGAGATGAAGCGCGCCACGGGATAGGAGGCCGCCATGCTGCAGGACTTCCGTCTCGACGCGGCCGGGGTGCGGGAGGTTCTCCGCGGTCCCGAGGTGCGCACCCTCATCGACGGCAAGGCGCAAGAGGTCGCCGACAACGTCAAGGCGCTCGTCCCGGGCGGCACGCCGATCGAGGTCCGCAAGTACACGACGGACCGAGGTGCGGCAACGGTCGTGGTTGCCGACGTGCGCGCCATGGCCTGGCAGGCCCGCGACGGCATCCTGACCCGGGCGGCCGGGTTCGCCGGCCTTGAGGTCAGGGCGTGGCAGCGGTGAAGCCACTAGTGATCTTCGGGGATGTGCAGTCCTCGGGGGCGGAGGTGCTGCGTGTGGCTCTGGCGGGGCGGCCGGAGCCCCACGCAGGAGGGGTCGAGGTCGGCACACGCGTGCCGGGTGACCGGTCTCCGGAGACGCCGCACCTGCCATACGTTCTGGTCCGCAAGGACACGGACCTGCCGCATCCTTCGATGGCGAACTCCCGCTGCACGCTGCGCGTGACCGTGTGGCACGAGGACCCTGACAAGGCTCACGACCTGGCGATGCTCTGCCAGGCCCTGCTGCTGGTCCACTCCGGTCCGGTGATCCGCGGCGTCCGGCCGGCTACTGGCCCGCTGCCCGCTGTCGACTCGGACTCGGGCATCGACCTGTCGACGTTCACCGTCATCGCCAACGTCAAGCCGCAGCCCCTGTCGGCCTGATCCATGCACGCCGAATCGCGACGACTACCCCCTGTACCGAGAAGAGGAGGACGCCGTGGCCGGCGACCCGCTGAAGGCAAATCTGTGGACGGACGCGGACGTCTACATCTCGACCAACCTGTCCGCGACCCTGCCCGCCGACGCGAACACGGCGTTCGGCGTGGACTGGGATCTCGTCGGCCTGCTCGACGGCGACGAGGGATTCCCGGAGAGCAGGGACGAGGACACCGACGACAAGTTCGCCTGGGGCGGCATCCTCGTCAAGACGTCGCGGAACCACTTCAAGCTGACCAAGAGCTTCACTGCGCTCGAGGACAACGAGACCACCTACTCACTCCTGTGGCCCGGATCCTCTGCGACGCAGATCGTCGTGCCCCGGCCCGCGAAGGTGCTTGTCGCCTTCGAGACCCGCGAGGGCGACAAGGTCCGCCGCCTGAGCACCGCGAACTACGCGGAGGTCAGCCTCGACGGCGACCACGGCGAGAACGAGGCCGACCTCGAGTCGATGACGTTCGCTGCCACGATCTACCCCACGGGCGGCGGTGTTCTGTTCAACCGGCAGACCACGCCGATCCTGACCAGCCTGTCGGTCGCTCCGTCGACCCTGACGATCGCCGACGGCGAGATCGGTGCGCTGACCGCGACCGCAACCTTCGACGACGCGTCGACGCAGGACGTCACAGCCCTGGCGTCGTGGACCTCGTCGTCCCCGGCGGACGCCACCGTCTCCGCCGGCTTCGTGACCGGCGTCGACCCCGGCACGTCCACTGTGACGGCCACCTACAACGGGCAGTCCGACACCTGTGCGGTCACCGTCACCGCCTGACGACCGCCGGGGCGCGGGTGTTCGTCGCGGTTCGGCCGCGCCCCGGTGCACGACTTCGAACCGCGAGGAGCCGCGACATGCAGGTCCAGTTCACTGAGCTCGACATCCGCGCAAAGGCTGTGGAACTCGGACTCATCAAGGACGGGGACGAACTGCCACGGCATCAGCGCAGCAAGGTGGCGGCAGTCCTGCTGCAGGAGGCCGCAACCGCTTCGCCGAGGAAGACGGAACGCGAGCCGGAGCTGGCGAAGGAGATCGTCATCCAGCCCGGCGGGGCGATCCTCGTCGACGGCGAACCGTTCCCCTGGCTCGTTGCCAAACAGCCCATGGAGATCGGCCTCAACCCCGACGGCATCAGCACCGTCCGGCTCACGCTGATGGCCGGCGCCGTCCAGATCATCAAGCCCGAACTGCGCCAAGAGAGCGAGTGATCCATGACCACCCGAACCGCGACCAGCAAGACGGCCGACGACCAGCCGTTCGACTTCAACCTCGACGCCGTCAAGTCCGAGGTCGAACTCACCCCGTTCCGGGTCCACTTCGACGGACGCCGCTGGGAGTTCGCCCACCTGAACGGCTTGGACATCTGGGACCTCGTCGAGGCCGCCGACGGTGGTGACATGAAGGCCGTCATCGGCGCCTTCAAGCTGGCGCTCGGCGACCACTACGACGACTTCCGCAAGGTGCGCCTGCCGCAGTACAAGATGATGCCTCTCTTCAAGGCCTGGCAGCAGCACTGCGGAGTGGAGCCGGGGGAATCCTCGGCCTCCGAGAGCTGATCCGGAGGCACGGCAGAGCCCTCGAAGCGGACCTGCGGCGCGAGTACGGCGTCCGCCTGCGCGACCTGTTCACCGGCGGCCTCACCTGGCGGGAACTGGCCAGCCTCGTGCGCGGCCTCTCACCGACGTCGGCGACACGCACCGCCATCAGCGGCGGCGTCGTCGAGCCATCGCACGAAGAGGTCGCACTGGCCGACGTGTTCGACGCGCTGACCACTCTCGACTACCACTTCGTCTCGGCCAACACCGACGAGAAGAAGGCCGGGCAGGTCAAACCACCCAAGCCGTACCCGCGCCGCTGGCTGCAGCAGGCCGACGACGGCAAGACCGAGAAGCGCACGGCGAAACTCGAGGACGCTCGGCGCCGCAAGCGGGAGCGCGAGCAGGCGATCGCCGAAGGGCGCATCGCATGACGGACCAGCAGGAGGTGCGTCATGCCGAACGTCGGATATGCCACGATCCAGATCATCCCCTCGGTGCGCGGCATCTCCGACGAGCTGCGCCGCCAGCTCGTCGGACCTTCTGGTGATGCGGGCGGCGATGCAGGCGAGGCGGCCGGCGACGGCCTGAAGGGCAAGCTGATTGCAGGCGCTGCCGCGGCAGGCGCTGCCGCGGGAGCCCTTCTCGTCGCCGGTATCAGCGAGGCGATGGAGCAGGCGGACATCACCTCGACGCTCCAGGCTCAGCTCGGTGCGAGCGGCAAGGACGCCGCCCGCTACGGGAAGATCGCCGGGCAGCTGTACGCCAAGGGCATCACCGAGGACATTGCGCAGGGCGCGGAAGTTATCCGCTCTATCGTCAACGCGGGCCTCGTCCCGCCGGACGCGACGAACAAGCAGCTGCAATCGATCGCCGCACAGATGGCCGACGTGTCCACCACGTTCGGCACGGACATGTCCTTGCAGACGCAGGCCGTGTCGGCGCTGATGAAGAACGGCCTCGCGCCGAACGCCAAGAGCGCGCTGGACGTCATCACGGTCGGCATGCAGAAGCTCGGCCCCAATGCCGAGGATCTGCTGGAGACGTTCCAGGAGTATCCGGTCCAGCTGAAGAAGCTGGGCATCGACTCCAAGACCGCACTCGGCCTGTTCCAGCAGGGGCTCCAGGGCGGCGCCCGCGACACCGACATCGTCGCGGACAGCCTGAAAGAGTTCTCGATCCGCGCGATCGACATGTCGCAGGGCTCGCAGGACGCCTACAAGGCGCTCGGCCTGTCCGCCGAGGACATGTCTCTGCAGATCGCCAAGGGCGGGAAGGGCGCCACCGCCGGGCTGCAGCTTGTTCTGGACAAGCTGCGCGGCATCAAGGACCCGGTCAAGCAGAACGCGGCAGCCGTCGGCCTCTTCGGCACCCAGGCGGAGGAACTCGGCACCGCCCTGTTCAAGCTCGACCCGGCAGCCGCAGCAAAGGGATTCGGCGACGTGACCGGCGCCGCGGCCAACCTCGGGAAGACACTCCACTCGGGCCCGAGTCACGACCTTCAGGTGTTCACCCGCACACTGAAGCAGGGCTTCGTCGGCTTCATCGCCCGCGACGTCCTGCCGATCGTGGCCCTGCTGGCGCACGTCCTCAACGCCAGCCTGGTCCCCGCGATCAAGCTGACTGGCAGCGTCGTGTCCGGCACCGTCAACTGGCTGCGCGAGTGGGGCGTCTGGCTGGCGCCGCTGGCCATCCTGATCGGCGGGGTGACCCTCGCCCTGAACGCGCAGGCCATAGCCACCGGGATTGTCACCGCGGTGTTCAGCGTGTATCGCGCCGCGATCCTGGTGGGCACCGCGGTCACGTCCGGTTTCGCTGCCGCGCAGGCCGTCCTCAATGCGGTGATGGCGCTGAACCCGTTCGTGCTGATCGCCATCGCGGTCATCGCCCTGGGCGCTGCCCTCGTCATCGCCTGGAAGAAGTCAGAGACCTTCAAGTCCATCGTGATGGGCGCCTGGCAGGGCATCCAGACGGCGGCCATGTGGGCGTGGGACAACGTCCTCAAACCGACCATCGACGGCCTCGTCACCGGCTGGAAGGCTGTCGCAGCCGGGGCTCTGTGGCTGTGGAACACCGTCCTGAAGCCGGTGTTCGGTTTCATCGGCGCCGCGGCCCGCATCGTCGCCACAATCTACGGCGTCGTCTTCCTGGTCGCCTTCAAGGTGTGGTGGACGGGCGTCAAGCTGTACGCCGGGTTCGTCATGACCGCACTGCGGGCTGTCGGAGACGCGGCCGTCTGGCTGTGGGAGAAGGCGATCTCGCCCGTGCTGGGGTGGATCGTGGCGGGCTTCAAGCTGTGGTGGAGCGGCGTCAAGCTGTACTTCAGCCTCGTCTCGACCGGACTCCAGGCAGTCGGCGGCTGGGTCCGCTGGCTGTACGACAAGGCCGTCGCCCCCGTCTTCGGGTGGATCATCTCGGCGGCCAAGCTGTGGTGGACCGGAGTGAAGCTCTACTTCGGTCTGGTGACGGGCGGCCTGAAGGCGGCAGGCGGCTGGTTCCAGTGGCTGTGGACCAACGGCGTGAAGCCCGCTCTGAACGGTATCCGTAACACGATCTCGACGGTCTACAACTCCGGGATCAAGCCCGTCTTCAGCACCCTGAAGTCGGCGGTCGGCCAGGTCGGGAAGGCGTTCGAGTCAGCAAAGAACGCCATCAAGCTGGCCTGGGACAAGGTGAAGGGCATAGCCAAGGCGCCCGTCCAGTTCATCGTCGACACCGTCTACAACAAGGGCATCGTCGGCGTGTGGAACAAGGTGGCGGGCACCTTCGGGGCGCCGAAGCTGTCCACCTTCAACTTCGCGCGCGGCGGCGTCCTTCCGGGCTACACGCCGGGCCGGGATGTGCACATGGCTGCCCTGTCGGGCGGCGAGGCGGTGATGCGGCCGGAGTGGACGCGTGCCATGGGGCCGGGCTACGTGAACACGATGAACGCTGCCGCGCGCAGTGGTGGCGTGTCCGCGATCCGCCGCATGGTGGCGGGCGGAATGCCTGCGTTCGCGGACGGTGGCATCTTCGGCTGGGTCAAGTCGGCCGCGTCGAAGGGCGTCGACCTGGCCAAGTCGGGGGTGTCCTGGCTGAAAGACGGCATCAAGGCGTCCGCGGTCGCCGGCCTCAACAAGGTCGTGCAGCCGCTGATCGCCAGGATCTCCGGCTCCGCCTCGGCGTACCGGGACATGATCTCCGGCATTCCGAAGCGGATGATCAAAGCCATCGTCGACTTCTCGGGGACGGCCGACAAGAAGTTCACTGCGGCGGGCATCGGAGGTGGCGGCTATCAGCGGGCGCTGACCTGGGCGCGCGCCCAGAACGGCAAGCCGTACATCTGGGGCGGCGCCGGGCCCACGGGCTTCGACTGCAGCGGCTTCATGGGGGCAATCGAGAACGTCATCCGCGGGCAGGCGCCGAATGTCCGACGCTGGGCCACGGGAGCGTTCGGCGCCTCAGGGCCTGCCGGGTGGGTGAGGGGTGCACGCTCCCCGTTCACGATCGGCATCACGAACGCCGGCGTCGGCCACACGGCCGGCACGCTGAACGGCGTCAACGTCGAGTCCCGCGGCGGCGACGGCGTGGTCATCGGCAAGAGCGCCCGCGGCTCCAACTCGTCTCTGTTCACCTCCCGATGGGGATTGCAGCCCAGCAAGTACGACTCGGGCGGATGGCTGCGGCCGGGCGTCACAACGGCCGTCAACGCCACCGGGCAGCCGGAGGCCGTCCTCACGGCCAGCCAGTGGCGGGTCATGTCGACGGCAGCTGCCGGAGGCGGGGCACCGGTCGTTGTGGAGATCCACACGCGGGACCGGGCGCTCGCCGAGTTCATCGATGTGCGCGTCCACCAGAACAACCGTGAGCTGATCTCCGTCATCAACGCGAGCTGAGGAGGTGCCTCTTGGCGATTCCCGGGAATCTCCTCAGCTCGGCGACGGAGTCCATGGATCCGTCCATCTCCGGGTGGACGGCCAAGCTCAACTGCACGTTGTCGAAGGGCACGGGCGGCCGGTCGGGCGACGGTGTCCTCACGGTGCGGTCGGTGGCGGCGGGCGAGATGCAGGCCCGCACTCTCTCCTCGTACCCGGTCACCGCGGGCACGCTGTACGAGACGTTCGCTGACGCCAGCGGCGCGACCGTACCGGAGCGGATCGGTATCCGCTGGCTGACCTCCACCGGCACCGAGGTCAGCATCACCTGGTCGCTGACGACGAGCGCGGCGTCGGCGTCGTGGCACCGGATCAGCGTGGCGGGTACGGCGCCGGCGGGGGCGACGCAGGCGCAGGTGCTGCTGTCGTCCACCCCGGCCGCCGGAGCCGTCAACAGCTTCTACGAGAACGTCTACCTAGGCCTGCCGATCCGGACGCCCGGCAACCTCTTCGACTTCGCCTCGGAGTCGACGGAGGTGGACGCCTCCGGGTGGACGGTCGAGACGAACTGCACGATCGGCCGCCAAGTGCCGGCCGTCACGTGGGATGTGACCTGGTACTACGCAGGCGGCCACACCATGGCCATGACGGCAACCGCATCCGCGAACGCTGCGATGCGGATGACGGCACGCCCCGTGGTGACGCCCGGCACCGAGTACCTGGGATTCATCTACCTCAGCCCGCCCACGTCCGGCAGCGTGACGTGGGTGGATCTGCGGTTCTACGATGCGGGCGGCACGCAGATCCAGGCGACGCGCTCACAGTTGGCGGCGCCAGGCACTGGCTTCTACCGGCAGATCGTGTCCGACGTTGCGCCTGCTCTCGCGGCATCGTGCGCGCTCGCGGTCGGTATCGACAGTGCCACGGCCGGCCAGGTGCTGCGCGTGGACACCGCTGTGATCCAGCCCGCCACGAAGATCATGGCTGGCTCGGTCATCCCCTACGCCAACGGGAGCTTCGAGCAGTCGACGGGCGGCTGGACGGTGGCGTCCGGCGTGGCGACGCTGGCCCGCTCCACCCCGTGGAACGTGGCGTCGTGGGGCGGCTATTACAGCCTGGCGGTGTCGTCGGCGACAGCTACGTCGTCGACCTGGCGAAGCGGCATGTTCGCGGTGCCGAACGCGCCGGGCCTGAGCTGGCGTTCGCAGATCATCCTCAAGGTGAACGCGGGGACCTGGCCGACGGTCACCCTGAAAATCCGCTGGTACGACGCCAGTAACGTCGACCTCGGCGTCAGCGCCGGCGCCGTCTCCGCTCTGCCCGCGGGCAGCTATTACGCCCTGGCGCATGACGCGATCGCGCCCGCCAACGCGGCGAAGGCGGCAGTCGAGGTTGTCGGCGTCGCCGGAACGGCGCCATCCAGCCTGTGGGTGGACGCGGTCGCGCTGTGGCAGGCGCTGCCGCTCGTCGCGGTCACCGAGCATGACGACGACGCCTACGTCACGCTGACGCTGCGCGAGCTGACCGTGGATGGCCTGATCACTGTCTACCGGGTGACGCAGGACGGCACCCGCACCCTCGTCCGCGGCGGCAGCGGCCTCATCGACCGCGACGTCATCACCTCCGATCTCCTCATCGTCGAGGACCACGAGGCGCCGCTGGCCGTGCCCGTCTACTACTTCATCGAGGTGTATACGGCGGCCGGCGTCCTCTCCTACACCCGCAGCTCGACGCCGGTCACCCTCGACCACGACGACGCGAACTACGTCTGGCTGAAAGATCCCGGCAACCCGCAGCGGAACATGCTGGTCATGGCGGCGCGAGCGCCGGACTGGTCCGACCCGATCGAGCAGGCCGCCCACAAGGTCCGGGGCCGGCAGAACAAGGTCGTTCTCTCGGACAGCCGCGGCGGCCAGGAGGGCGATCTCGTCGTGTGGACCCAGTCCGACGACGAACGCAAGGCGCTCCGCCGGCTTCTCAGTTCGGGCAACGTGCTGCTGTGGCAGGCGGCGCCGGGGATGGGCGAGGACGACGTGTACGTCAACGTCGGCCCGGTCGCCCGCCCGCGGGTGAGCCCGCTCGCGCAGGAGGAATGGCGAGAGTGGACGCTGCCGCTCGTCGAAGCGGACATGCCCGTCGCGGTCAGCGTGAACGGCTCGGCTTCCCGCACCTGGCAGGACGTCCTCAGCAGTTTCTCCACATGGCAGCAGGTGCTGGACTCCTACGCCACCTGGGAGGACGTGCTCCTCGACCAGCGGAAGTAGGGGGCGCGCATGTATCCCGTCTCCGACCGCTTCCTGGCCCGGCTCGCCGAGTCGCACCAGGTGGCCACCGAGGTGCTGCTGTTCCTCACCGACGGGCGGGTCCTGCCGCTGGAGCACACGGGCGGGTCGGTGCAGGTGGACGGTGCGGCGACGATCCGCCGCACCTGCACTGTGACGATCGCCGACCCGGCGCTGATCCCGCGCACGCCGACGGATCAGCTCGCCACCTACGGGGCCCGGCTGCGGATCAGCCGCGGCGTCTACTACGGCGACGGGTCCAGCGAGCTGGTGCCGCTCGGAGTGTTCCGCCTCGACGAGGTGGGCGGCGACGTAAATGACGGGCCCGTCACGCTCGGCGGCAAGGACTTGTCGGTGTGCATCGCCGACGACAAGTTCACCGCGCCCTACAAGGCCAGCGGAACGGTCGTCTCCGCGGTCACCGCGCTGGTGCAGCGCTCCCTGGCCGACGCCCAGGTCGTCTCGACGATCGTCGACATCCCCATCGGGCAGAAGACCTACGACATCGAGGCGGACCCGTGGGCGGCCTGCCAGGAGATCGCCGCCGCCGCCGGCGCCGTCGTGTACTTCAGCCCGGACGGCACCGCCACCATCGCGGTCCCACCCGACATCTCAACGGCCGACCCGGTCTGGGACGTCGCGGCGGGGGAGGGCGGCGCCTACATCCGCGCCAACCGTGCCATGTCCAGCAGCAACGTGTTCAACGGGGTTCTGGCACGCGGCGAGAACACCGCCGACAACGTCGCCCCCGTCAGCGCGCTGGTCGTCGACAACGACCCGACCTCCCCGACGTACTGGAGCGGGCAGTACGGCAGGCGGCCGATGTTCTACAGCTCGCCGACGCTCATCACGACCGGGGCGTGCACGAACGCGGCCACGCTCAAACTGGTGCAGGCGAAGGCGCCGAACGCCTCCGGCGACATCAGCTCTCTGCCAAACCCAGCCCTCGAGGCCTACGACGTGCTGCGAACCATCCACCCGGACGGCACCCGCGAACTCCACCAAGCGGCCAGCTTCACCGTCCCGCTGTCCGTCGACGGCGACTTCCCGATCAGCACGATCTCGGCGAAGGAGGACGCGTGACCCAGTCGGCGCAGGGCATCCACCGCGACCTCGCCGCCGCCGTCGAGCGCAAGACGGTCCGGACCGGGCAGTCGACGCCCGCGGTCCGCGGCTCCGACTGGCACACCGCGACCGTCACCGCCGTCAACGCGGATGGCACCGTCGACGCGGACGGCATCACCAGCATCCGCCGCCAAGCCACCTACGAGGGCCCGCTGATCGGCGACCTGATCCGCATCACCCGCTCCTCGACCGGCAACTGGATGGCCGTCGGCCGCCAGACGCCGACAGCCGGCGACGCCTGGGTGGCGCCCGCCCTGACCGCCCCCTGGGCGAACTTCGGCGGCGGCTTCCAGGCCGCCCGCTACCGGCTCTACGCCAGCGGCGACGTCGGCATCGAGGGCGTCGTCGGCACCGGCGCAACCTCCGTCTCCGGCACCAGCGCCCTGTTCACACTGCCCGCCGGATACCGGCCCGCCGAGACGGTGATGACCGCACAGGTCATGAACGGCAATGCCGTCCGCCAGCTCACGATCAACAACCTGGGCCAGGTGAGGTTCGTGAACCTCCCCGCCGGGGCCGTCACCTTCATCACCCTCAACTGCCGCTTCTCCACCCTCTGACGGACGGGAGGCCCTGTGGCCACCACCGACGACTACGGGCAGGGCGTATCCATCGCGGCCCTCGCCGACGCCCCCAACGCCCAGACCCTGGCGGCGAACATCGCCAACGGGATCGCACCCCGCGGCGTGATGCGGTTCGCATCCGCGTCCGCCCGCACCGCCACCCTCACCGGCCTGACCGCGCCCGTCGAGGGCATGGTGACCTACCTCCAGGACACCGACCGCCTGTACGTCTACACCGGCTCCGCCTGGGTCGAGATCAGCACCCGGCAGGAAGCGTCCGCTGTCCTGACGTCCAGCACCGCGCAGACGTCCAGCGAGATCCTCACCGGCCTGTCCGTCACCCTCACCACCCGTGCCGGCGCCAGCTACCGGCTCGAAGCCAAGGGCCTGGTGCGCTCCACCCTCGCCGACGACCGCATTGACGTCCTCATCCGCCGCGGCACCACCACGGCGGGCACGCAGATCGGCGGCGGCGTCCACTTCTCCAACGCCGGCGCGACAGGCGAGTCCATCACCGCGGTCGGCTGGGACACACCCGGCGCCGGATCCACCACCTGGGTCGCCACCATCAACGGCGTCGGGAGCGGCCTCGTCGACCTCACCGCATCCGCGGCCTTCCCCGCCACGCTCACTGTCAAGGAGATCTGACCTGATGCCGTACCTGACCACCGCAGGCCTGCAGCTGGCGGGCGTAATGGCGACGGACCCCTTCCAGCCGCCCACCGGATCCCTCGCGCCCGGAGCGCTCGAGACCACGACGATCCCCGTCGACCTGCCGAGCGACACCTACAAGCACCTCTACCGGCTCGTCCTCGGCGGCGTCGACCCCGGCGACTACCTGGACATCAGCGCAGACGCCAGGGTGACGAACAACTGCGGCTACAACATCGGCGTCGGCTGGCACCTGTGGATGTACTCGTACAAGAACCGCGCCGACCCGGACAACCCCTGGTGGCGGATCAGCGCCTACTCCGGGGAGAACGTCACCCCGGACATGCACCACATGCCCCTGCATATCTCCACGCTGTATCAGATGCCCGACACCTGGCCGCCCGGGGACCGGCCGGTCGTCGCCCTTCGCGCCGACGCGCACAGCACCGCCTGGAAGGCTGGGAACACCTTGAACGTCGACGCCGGATACGGGCAGCTCATCGTCCGCCACTGGACCGCACCGACCGCCGCCTGACCACTCCGCAACAGCAGCCCTGAGCCCGCCCGGCCGGGGCCTTTTTCATGCCCTGAGGAGGGCTCATGACCAGAACGGGCCCGCAGAAAATCCCCGGCGCATCGCAGACCTACTTCTACGGAGCTGGCACGTTCTCCGGCTCCGACATGGAGGTCAACTGCGGCGTCGTACACACCACCGAAGGGCGCACGCTGCCGACCTACGCCGACAGCCAGGGCCGCCGCGGCGCAATGGCCCCCACCGTGACCGGCGTCCCCGACATCGCCGCCAAGCGCATCCGTTGGCATCAGCACTACGACGTCGACGAGTCCGCCCGCGCCCTCGCCAACAAGCTGGGCGGCGTCCAGACGAACACGGCGAACGCCTTCCAGATCGAACTCGTAGGTACCTGCGACGACTCGAAGAAGACCAGCTGGGACGGTAAGAAGGCGGGCGTCGACTACCTGCACTGGCCGACCGCCCCCGACTGGGCGCTCGCTGAGGTGGCTTGGCTGGTGCGCTGGCTGAACGCCAACCACGGCGTCTCGCTCAGCTGCGTCAAGGACTGGCTCGCCTACGGCCAGGACACTCGCCGGCCCGGCATCACCCCCGCCTCCTACGGTGCTTCTCCGGCGCGGATGTCCTTCGCCGAATGGCAGGCGTTCAAGGGATGGTGCGGACATCAGCACGTCCCCGAGAACGACCACGGCGACCCGGGCAACATGAACTTCGCCCGCGTCATCCAGCTCGCCAAGGACAGCGAGGCACCGGCAACTCCGACCGCGCCGGCGCAGCCCGCGGCCAAGCCCCGGGTGTCCGTTGCTCACGTCGCCGCCGCGGCCCGCAAGGACCCGCCCGCCGCGCAGGGCCACACCACCTACAAGGCCGAAGTCCTCCTCGTCGAGAAGGCGCTGAAGGCGGAGGGCTTCCTCCCCGCCGAGTACGTCGACGGCAGCTTCGGCTCGAAGACCATCGCGGCCTACGCGCGGTGGCAGCGGTCCCCGGCCGGCGGCGGCTACACCGGCGCCGACGCCGACGGAATCCCCGGCAAGGCCTCCCTCAAACTGCTCGGCGCCCGGCGCGGCTTCACCGTCACCGACTGACCAGAATCGAGAACCCACATGCGCATTTTCGGAAGAGAACCGGTCGTCGTCATGAACGCCCTGGCCGCCGCGCTCGGCCTCGTCGTCTCCCTCGGCATCACCAGCCTCACCGCAGAGCAGGCCGGCGTCATCGTCGCTGCCGTCTCCGCGGTCCTCGGTGCGATCGCCGCCGCCATGACCCGCCCCATCGCTCCCCAGGCCTTCACCGCCCTCGTCGCCGCCGGCGCCACGGCGGTCGCCGCGTTCGGCTACGACGTCTCCCAGGAGACCGTCGGCGCGATCAACGTCCTCGCCCTCGCCGGGCTCACCCTCCTGACCCGCGTGCAGGTCACTCCGTCCAAGCCGACGGCGCCGACCGCGACCGCTGAGTCGCCCCGGGGCGTGTAGGTGCCGCGCCGGGTGGCTCGGCGGCTGGGCAGGATGCTGGGCCGCCGCGGCGCAATCCTCCTCTGCTACGGCATCGTCTGGTCCCTCTACGGCTACGCGCAGATCACCACCCCTCAGCCCGACCAGCGCGGCCTCCAGCCACTGCTGGAGCACACGTCGCTGTCGATGTGGGGATGGCTCTGGATCGGCACCGGCCTCGTCGCGATCGTGTCGGCGTGGCTGCCGCAGGGCCGCGACTGGGTCGCCTTCCTCGCCCTGCCGTTGATGGTCCTGCCGTGGGTCGGCTCCTACCTCATCGCCTGGCTGATGGGCGATTTCTCAAGGGGGTGGGTCGCCGCGCTCGTGTGGGGCGTGATCGCCGTTCCCGTGCTGGTCGTGGCGGGATGGCGTGAGCCGCACCATATGAAGAGAGTGAGCTACACATGACGGTCGACACCTGGATCCAGGCAGGTCTGGCTGTGGTGGGCACGGCGGGCGGCGTGGTGGCGGCCCGGTCCGCGCGCAGGACCAGGCGACAGGAAACCCGCGATGATTTCCTCGCCATCACCACCCAGCAGGGCAAGGCCATCGAGCGCCTGGAAGGCCGCGTCCAGCGGCAGGAGACTGAGGCGGAGGATCAGCGGAAGCGCATCGGCGACCAGGACGAGGCGATCGGCTGGCTCCTGTACCGGGTCCGCTCTCTGGTGTCCCACATCAAGAAGGCCGGGCTCGAAGCGCCGCCGGCCGAGCCGATGTCGGATCGGGCCCGCCAGTACATTCACCACATCGACGTGTGAGAACTGGAGTGCGGTATGCCTGCACGTGACCCGCGGCCGATGGAGCCGCGCCGTCAGGACGGCGGCGCCGACGTCGACAGCCTCGTCGCTCTCGGCCTGGAGGAACCCCCGCCCATCCCGACGCCGAGCATCCAGCCGTTCCTCGCCCCCGACCTCCCGCCGCCCGACGACGAAGACTGACAGCGCCCCCGCTCCTGCCTCGTGCAGGAGTGGGGGCACTTCGTCGTGTCAGAACGGGGCGGCGCCGTTCCCGTCGATGCGGATCCGGAACTGACCGACGGGGGAGTCGAGCCAATCCGAGGCATTCGTCCGGACGAAGTCGCCGTCGCGCCCACTGATCCGCAGCGTGCCCGTGGCAAGGTTCATCAGCTCCGGCGTCCTTCCCTCGGCCGGGAAGGTAAGCGTGCCGCGCCAGGTGCCCGACGCATTCTTGCTTAGGTCTGCCCCTGTGGCGAGCTGTGTGTCGACGTCGAGGATCAGGAGGGCGGCGCCCTTGTACGTGTTCATGCTCGGAGGCTAGCTGGGCCGTCAAGCGAGCCGCTGGGAGTCCTGGCGATCAATCAACTCTATGGTTGATAATGACAGTTATCCCATACAAGGAGGATTGAGATGCTGGCAGTATCCGAACGGATCCCGAGTCGCCAGACGGACCGACTTGACGAACTGATCTGGCACAAGCCGGTCGGCGCGGACCCGGACGCGATGTTCCAGAGGATCGCGTGCAGCGACGAGGAGGGCATCGCCATGAGCAGCGGCAAGCGTGAGGTGCCACTCCGGCTCAGCGAGCCGGGGCAGCGATGGTGTTCAGACTGCCTGACGATCGCTCGCCGGAAGAAGTGACGCCCGTGGCCGATGACTCCGCCGTCCTCGTTCCGCGTCCGTCGGGGGAGCTGTCGACCGACCGGCATGACCCCCGCGACGACTGGCCCGACGAAGCCCGCGCACTCGCCGACCACCTCGCTGGCATCTACGGCGACCACGACCCGCTCCCCACCATCGCCGGAGGATGGTGCGCCCGCCAGAAGTCCCGCCACACCCGGAGGGCCTACGCCCGTACCTTCAAGGCGTGGGAGGAGTATGCACGCTCCACCAGCATCCACCCGCTCCAGGCGAAGCTGCCGCTCGCCGACGCCTACGCCAAGCACGTCGCCAAGACCCCCACCCGCAACGGCAGGCCGCCCGCCGAGACCACCCAGGCGCAAGCCCTCGCCGCCGCCGGGTCCTTCTACGCCTACGCCGCCAGACTCCAAGCCGTCGACAGCGACCCGTTCAACGCGGTCAACCGGCCCTACGTCGACCCCGACTACTCGCCAACCGAAGGCATGACCGAGGAGGAGACGACCCGGCTCATCCAGACCGCCCGCGACTGGGCGCCCCGCTCCTACGCCCTCGTCATGCTCCTCTACCTCACCGGCGCCCGCGTCGACGAACTGCTCTCCCTCGACGCCGACCAGCTCAGCTACGACCGGGGACACCGCACCCTGCCCCTCACCCAGAAGGGCGGCAAGAAGCGTCCCGCCCCCGTGCCGCCGCTCGCCCTCGACGCGCTCCTCGCCTACCTCGGCGACCGCGCCGACGGGCCGCTGTTCGCTACCGAGACCGGACGCCGGTGGACGCAGCCCGAAGTCTGGAAGCACCTCCGCGTCTTGGCCCGCCGCGCCGGACTCCCGCAGGCCGCCACCATCAAGCCCCACACGCTGCGGCACCAGTTCATCACCGACAACCTCGCCAACGGGGTCCCGCTCCAGGACGTCCAGGACGCCGTCTCGCACTCCGACCCGCGCACCACCCAGCGGTACAACCGGCGACGGAGGCAGCTCGACAACCACCCCGCCTACGCCCTCGCCGCCAAGTTGGGAGAGCGGCTACAGCAGGACAGCAGCCCGGAATGATCTTCTGCGGGATGCTGGAACCATGCGGGCATGGTCACTCATGAGTACACCTTCACCCCAGACCTTCGTCCGGCCGTCCACCCGTCCGGTGAGGTCGTCTACCTGCCCACCGGACGGACCCGCGTCACCTGCGTCTGCGGTGCGCGCTTCACGATCTCGCCGCAAGAGGAGCCGCAGCGCCTCATCCCGAGCCGGGCCGCCCTGTTCGTGGTACAGCGCGGCTGCATCTGATCCGCTCGACAGTTCGGCCCGACGACTTCCGGCCGTGATCTATCCCGCTGGCTGGATTCTGGTGCATGGTGTGCGGGAGGGATCCCGCTCCACCCCCGGGTGGAATCCCCTCTCGGGCCCTGCCTGCGTCGCCGTCGGCAGGGCCCGCCGCGCCTCCCGGCTCCCCACGGGAGGCATGCGGCTGCCCGCGGCCAGCCGACTGGCCCGGCGTTGTCAGTGGCGGCGCGTAGCCTGAGGGAATCCGTTGCAGGCACTAGCCAAGCACGGGTTTGCTGAGTGAGTTGCTGAGGCCCCGCCCGAGCGTGGAACCCCGGGCGGGCTGCAACGCTGGCACCGTATCCTGAACGCAGGGGCGTCCCGTGCGTGACTGCGCAGCACGCGCCCGCTTCTTTGTAGCCACCTAGCCTCCACACCAGGGGCGCAGTGGCGGCCGTCCGACGGCGGGACCCGGGCGGCGCTACGCCGCGGTCATCATCTCGCCGCGCACAGCCTCAACCCACTCGTCCCGCAGCCGCTCGTACCGCTCCCGGGTCGGCCCCCACAGCCAGCCGCCCGTCGACAGCAGCAGCGCACGAATCTCCGCATCCACGGCCGCAGCAGACCGCGCAGGACCCGGGGCCGGGGGAGTGGGAGACATGGCGATCAGTCTAGATCCGGGGTCCGACAGCGGGCTATGAACCGGCCGGCCGGGGCAACTCCGTGACGAAGGAGCCCAGGCCCGGCTCCGTGTAGATGAGCCCTTCATCCCGCAACCCGCGGTGAACTTTCTGTGCGGTGGCCTGCGCGATACCGAACTCGGTGGCCAGCTGGACGACCGACGGGACGCGCGTGCGAGGCGGGTACGTGCCGTCCGTGATCCGCCCTCGGATCACCTCCGCTACCTGCCGCCACCTAGGCACATCCGCCTCGAATTCGATCACTCGGTCAACGTGACACGCCAGGGTGTACCACGCGAGCGGTCGCATACGTGGCACGCCATAGCATGCTATGGCTAAGCTGCTGTTATGCAGCCCCCGCGACCAGGCACGGCCGGGGAGACCGGCCGGCGAGCGGAGCGTCGCATGACCCAGCCTACGGACCAGACCATCGCGCCACACCAGCGCTACGCGGCGCTCATCGTTGAAGCCGAAGCCGCGACCGGCATCCTGCCCACCATCGACGACTGCCGGCGCCTCGAGGCCGAACTCCGGGCTGCCATAGGCCCGCTCGCCGAGGCTGTCCGCCGCCGACAGGACCGGCTCCCGGGCGAAGGCGCCGCCTGGCAAGCGTGCGAGGCGGCCCTCCTCGGCGCCCAGGGTGCACTGTTCGGCGACCTCGGCCGCGGCCTGCGCTCCGCCGCCCTGCACGTCCAGACGCTCGGGCAGGCCGCGCGCGGCCTGGATGCATGCATCGACTGACGCCGACGTCATGGGTTCTGACACCCATTTTGCGGATTAGCCCTGGCCAGAGGATCAACAGCGGGTCATAGGTTCACAACTGACGTGCAGAATCCACCGCCATATATGCATGCTGCACTCTTGTGGAGATCGTGTGCGCCGTGTTGAGTTGACAAGAAGTCAATGATCCCGAAGGAGGTCGACCACATGCAGGCCCAGGACGTGCGCGATGCGCAGCAGCGTGCCGATGCGTGCGTCGGCCGCGCCGGCTTCGATCTGCTGGTAGGCGGAGCGAGCGATGCGGGCCTCGAGGAAGACGGACTCCTGGGTGCGGTTCTGCCGGAGCCTGGTGACGCGGATGCGGTCGCCGATAGCGCGGCGTTCGCGGATGATCCAGTCGTCGGTGTCGGGCAGGCGGGGCACCTGTCCCACGCTCTGACGAAGATCATCATAAGTCAGCCCGGTTTACCGGGCATTATTTGATCTTGGATCTGGCCACCAGCCCTGCCGTGACCTGGCATATGCCGCAGGGCCCCATGTAGTGTCCATGATTCGAACGCACGTTCACCCGAAAGGGTGAACTTCGGCATTGACCTGCATCCGTAGGCAACACGGAACAGGGAACCAGACGTGCCGGTGGTCCATGTAAGCGGCGCCCTCCGTTGTGGGTCACCGGCGCGAGCCCGCCCCCAGTCCCCCAACTGGGGGCGGGTGCTCGTTTTGGGGGACGGTTTGGGAGATGATCATGCAGGCGTAACCCAGAACAACACCGAGGAACTCGGTAGCAACGCGGACGTAGGCCCGCCAACAGCAGGGCTACCGGGGGATGCCCCTGGTAGGAAACCGCGACAGCGCGATCTACACGATCTTCGAGGGCACGAGCGAGATTCAGCGACTGGTGATCGCGCGGACCCTGTCGGGGATGCCGATCCGGTAGCACGTCCACCCTGCAGGACGCGCATAGAACGTTGCCACAAAGAGGGCCCCTCCCCCGACCGGGGGAGGGGCCCTCAGTGCACTGCGTAAGGCGTCAGGCGGACTCTGGGAGATCAATGGGAGATCGTTTAGCATCTCGGTGCCGCCGCTTCCGCTGGAGGCTCTTCGCCGGCTCGAGCGGGGGATACGGTCCGTACTCGCGACCGTCCACCACAACCCGCTGCGACTCCTCCCACAAGCCCTGCAGGTAGGAGGCGATACCCAGCTCCATCTTCAGTGTGACATGGGAGTACGTTCCCTCGACACCCTGCATCACGTGGCCCATCCGGGCCTCGACAGCCACCCGCGGATGGCCGCCCTCGTCGAGCCACACCTTGTGGCTGTGGCGCAGTCCATGAGGAGTCAGACCCTCAACCCCCAGCACCGGCCTCGCGCCGGACCGGGCCTTCGCACCGCGCACCACTCCTCGAGGCGCAAGGCCGCACACGCTCGGGTGCCAGGTGTCCGCGTACCAGTCCCCGCTGCGCAAGAGCCGGCCACCCTTCGGCGCCGTGAAGACCCACTCGCTCTCGGGGCGGGAGTCCATCAACTGCTGAAGGAGATCAGCCAGGAACGGCGGGATGATCAGGCCGCGTCCGGAGTCGTACTTGTTGCCGATCTCCGTGAACGCCCCGTCGACGTACTGGCTCTGCTGCACCGAGTGCAGCCGCGCCCCGATGGCCGAGTTGTGCAACTCCAGATTGTCGCGGTGCACGCCCGCCAGCTCACCGATGCGCAGGCCCGTGTAAGCCGACGCCAGAACGAGCGCGCACTCGTTGAGGCCGCGCAGCTCCAGCGCGTTCTGGGCGATGAGCAGGGCCTGGCGAGGGGTGGCCAGAACCTTCTCGTCCTTGGGCTTGGGCTTGTACCGTCCGCGTCGGCCGGACTTGCGTGTCGCCACCGGATTGTCGCCGCGCAGTCTCTCGGTGACGGCGTCCTCCATCATCGTGCGGAAGACGCTCACGATGCCGTCGGCGTAGTTCTTCGACTGCCGCTGGCGAAGCCCCTTCTCCCAGGTGGTGATCGCGGTGGGGGAGAGGTCGCCGATCGCCACCTTCCCCCACTCCGGCAGGATGTGGTTCCTCAGGCGGAGCCGGTACTCCTTCTCACTGAGCGGTCCCACGTCGATCGAGGGGAGCCATGCCTCCGCCCACTGGGCGACCGTCGTGCGACCGTCCCGCGGGTTGATGAACTGCTTCCGTCGCACGTCGACTTCGAGGCCGTGGGCGTACTGCTCGGCGGCACGCTCGCTGTAGAAGGGCTGCCCGTTCTCGTCCCGGGATACGGAGCCCCACCTGCCGCTGGGGAGCTTGTACCGGCCGCGGTACCGCCACTTGCGGGCCTTCTTGTCGTAGCCGCGCTTCTCGCCGTGAGCCATGGATCAGCCTGCCGTTCAGCCGGTGACTGCACGGAGAGCGGTGCGAACCATTGAGCCGTCGAGCCGACGCCAGCCGGTGATCGTACTGTTCAGAATGCTCTCGAGCGCGCTGGCGCCTTCGTCGCCGATCAGAGACTTGTCGACGTAGACGTTGAAGCTGCCGCTAACGCAGTCTTCGACCCAGATCGTGACGTTGTGAGGCATTCCCGAGATTGACACAACCCGCACAGGCATAGATCCCCCAAAACCACCGCGGGGCGCCCTCCATTGTGGTCCCGATATGAGACCACACTCCTGGGTGATCTCGGGAGGGGATGAACACATCCAGTGGGGGCTGAGTTACAAACCGTTCGCTACGGGCGGCGTGTCACCGCTGTCGTCGTCGGGCAGCCGGTGCAGTTTGCGTTCGGCCTTGCGCCAGGCGATCAGGGCATCCTGGATCTCCTGAGGTGTGGAGTCCGGGCTGCCGTGAACGACGACAGTCATACGGGCACCCTTGGCGCCGGGCAGCTGGATGACCTGGGAGTCGATGAGCGGGTCGTCGCTTTCGAGTTCGTCGACGACGCGCAGGGGGAGCTTCTCGCGCAACCTGTCTTTGGCTGCGCGAGACATCGCAGATGACCGGTGGGCCCCGGCTGCCGGAGTGGGCTCGCCGCCGTCGAGGATTGCGCGGGCGGACCCTTCGGCCCATCCGAGGTGGGGCTCGACTCTGGCGACGGTCTGGGGCATGCGGCTGCGCGGCTTGCCGCTTTCGAGGTTCTGGATGCTTCCCTCGCTGACGCCGGCGAGTTCGGCGAGAGCCGTCTGTGAGAGGCCGCGGGCGTCGCGCGCCGACCTGACGGCGGCGGCGAGCCTGCCCCACTGCAGTTTGGTCCGGTCCTCTGTCATGGCGGCCATCATGCCGGACGGTTTGGCAACACGCACCCACTGAATCCCCTAATTGACCAGGATTGATCGGTCTTGGGGGCGCTTTTTTGTTGCTTCGTTAGCTCCTCATTGCGCTTGCGCCCCGTGCGTGCGCCGCCGCACGCCGTGCACCTCTGGCCATGGATTGCCTCACGTCACCCCGTCTAGCACCCAGTGAATCCCGAGCAACACCCAAAGAAACCCGAGCAACCTACTTGTTGTTGCCGCTTCCTTGGGTCTACGTTGAGTCTCGTGAGACCGAACGGAGCCGCAATGAAGGCCATCCGCGACGCACGGGGGATCAGCCTTCGGCGGCTCGCGAAGGACATCGGCAGAGACCCGGGATTCCTGTCCCGGGTCGAAAACGACAAGCAGGGAGCCGGCGACGAACTCCTCCGCCTCTACGCCGCCTACCTGGACGTGCCCATCGCCGCCATAACGCACAAGGAGAAGACCAGTGACCAGGACCGACCTGGCTCCCCCCACCGAAACGACCCTGATCCTTCGGCTGACGGAGCTGACAGCAGCAGTAGCCCGCCTGGCCTCCGCCCCCACGGCGGCTGAGCTGGAGCTGAAGTGCTTCACCCCAGAGGAGGCCGCGGCCATCCTCGGCAAGACCTCGAACTGGATCGTCGAGAACATCCAGGCTGGCCGAATCCCGCACACCTACGTCGGCAAGTCGCCGCGGATGACGGCCGCTCACATCCGCTGGGTTCAGGCCCAGGGAGAGCGTGTGCCGAACCGGTACGCCAAGCCCGTCGCCGCCTGACGCGGCACGCAAAGAGGCCGCCCCCGTAACCGCGAAGTCCGGGACCGGCCTCAGATCCACCCACACCATCCGTGAACAGAGGAGTGGACCACCACCATGTTCTCACGCACCACGTTCCCCAGGATCGTCCGGCAGACGCCGGTCAAGAGCGGCAACGAGATGGCTCTGACCGTCTCCACCGTCCAGATCGCCCCTCGCTACTACGACACGGTCGTCTTCGACGACAGCTCCGACAAGCGGCACGACGGCTGGCTGATCGGCGGCTTCGTCATCAACAAGTCCTCGAAGCGCACGGAGTCCCGCGAGGCCGCGATGGACGAGCACCGTGAAGCCCTGTACACGGCCCGCACCGAGCAGCCGAAGCCGGTGGCGGCATGACCGTCGACCTGTCCCGCCTGGACATCCCGCTGCCGGTGGGCGAGGCGGACATTGCCGCAGCCCAGTTCGAGCGGGCCGCCGCTCTCACCGCCTCCCCGTCGGAGCAGATCGCCTACCGCCTCGACGTCTGGCTGGTCACCCACCCGGACGCCTGCGCGACCGCCGCCGACTACCCCGACTGGCCCGCCCAGTTCGCCGCCATCAAAGCCGCCCACAGCTCGACCCCGAAGGAGGCGTGATGCCGGAGATCAGCCCCAACCTCGCGGACCAGTCCCGGTGCGTGTCGGTGCACTGGAACCTCCCCGTGCAGTGCGTTCTGCCGCGCAGCCACCGCGAGAACTGGCACGAGGCCTGGCACCCGCAGACCAGCAACCGGATGCGCTACAGGCGCTCGGGTGTCTACGTCACCGAGGAGTTGCACCACAGCGAGTGGCACGACCTGGAAATCCCCCCGCCGGGCGGATTCTGCGGCGACCAGTTCATCAGCACCTTCAGCCGCCCCGACGCCCCGGACGTCCGCTGCACCGGCCAGTACGGCCACGGGTGGAACCATCGCGCGGTCGTCGACGGTTGCACGTACTCGTGGAACACGCCGATTCCGAAGGATCTGACGGTTGACCAGCTCACCCGGGATGTGAAGCAGCTGCGCGGCATGCTCGTCGCCGCTCACGCACGCATCGCGGAGCTGGAGGCCGACCCGTCCAGGCTCGCCGCCCCGCAGGAGGCCGCCTCGTGACGACGATCCTCGACGGCACGGCGATCGACCTCGACCGCGTGCAGGTCGCCCTCGACGGCACCCGCTGGCTGTGGACCTGCGACGTCACCGAGTCCGGCCAGCACCTCATGCAACAGGTCGACGGCACTCGGACCCTCCCGCTCTCCGAGGTCTACGGCCAGCACGGGCCGCTCCTCTCCGGCGCCCAGCCCGCCACCGCTGCCCTCTACCGGCAAGTGCTCACCGGGGAGGAGGCGTGACCGCCGGACTGAATGCCCGCCAGCAGCAACTGCTCGACTCGCTGCGGAACCTGCGCGGAGTTGTGACCACGGGCCGGGTCCACCGGGTGAACCGCGGTCTGGGCGCCCCGAAGCGAACCACGGCCCGCCGCGACATTGCGGACTTGCACCGGTCAGGGCTGCTCCTCCAGGGCGGCAGTGAACACGCCCGCTTCTACGTGCTCACCCGCAAGGCAAGGCGGCCGTGACCACCCCGCCCCGCCTGTCGCCGATCGCGGGCCTGTTCAACGCGGCCGTCCGCCTCTACATCCGCCGGGCCGGCCACCACATCACCGCCCAGCAGCGGGCCCTCGACGAGGCCCGCAACGTCAACCACCGACTCCGCAACGCCCGCGACTTCGCCGCCAGCGAGACCGCCGGCTACATCGACCGCACCGGACTGGAGACGTAGTCATGACCCTCGGCGAACTGCTGCCCGTCCGGCTGGGGATGCTCACCCGCACTCCCCGGACCCGCCACCGCGCCATCGACGAAGTCGACCGGCAGAAAGCCCTCCGCGTGGGTGCCGACCTCCGCATCAAGGCGCTGGGCGTGCAGCTCGCCGACGCGGAGGCCGTCCGCGCCTGGACTGCCGGACAGCTGGCCGAGGCCGAAGAGATCGTCGTCAAGCAGCAGGCCGACGTCGACGACCTCACCGCCGAACGGGATCAGCTCGCCGAGGAGAACACCGCACTGAAGCGCCGGTTCGCCGCCCAGCTGGCCGCCGACGCCAACGCTCACCGCATCGACGTGCCGCCGATGGTCCGCGACACGAGCGCGGTCGAGGACCAGGCCACCCAGCCGATCCCCGTCCACACCCCGTGGGACGCCCTCGGCATCGGCCCCGCCATCGATCCCGGCCGGATCCACTGACCCCGCCGCCTCGCCAGATGACCGCCCGGATGGCGAGGCGGCGGCCCAAACAGAAACCCCGCCCGGGGATAGCGGGCGGGGATCCGAGATCAGCCTCTCACGGAGACCTCAATGGCCATGACCACCAAGGAACGCCGAGCCTTCGACAAGCAGCAGCAGGAGACCGCCAGTAAGGCCGCCGCCGTCATCGCCGCCGACAAGCAACGCACCCCCGCGGAGCGGGCCGCACTTGCCGCGGTGGACAACCGGCGCTGGGTGCTGTGGCACACCGACGCCATGACCGACCTGGCCCTCGCGGTCATCCGCATCCTGTCCAGCGCCGATCTGCTCCGCGACAAGGAGCACGAGAAGCAGGCGGCGAAGGCCGACCAGTCCTGGGCCGACCACGGGGAGCGGACCCGGAGCGCCGAGCGCACGGCCCTGACCCGGCTGAACGCCCTCGCGGACCAGGCCGCCGACCGGCTCGACGCTGGTGACGACCCGGTCGAGGTCGCCAAGTGGCTGCGTCAGACGCGGGACCGGATCGTCGAAGCGCGCGAGAAGGCGGTGAGCACGGCATGACCGTCCGCCCGCCGATAGTCGGCGCCGCCCTGTGGACCGCGGTGATGAAGAACGCGGGCCACCGCTGCGAGTGCCGGGGTGCGTGCGGCAAGAAGCACGACCCCAACCGCAGCCGGCAGCAAGGCCGGTGCGAGCTGGAGAACGGCAAGCACGTCAGCAAACGGGGCGAGGTAGTCCTGCTGGCGATGCCTCGGGACCCGATCGGCGACGCGGACTTCGTGACGGCCGCCTCGCTCCCGGCTCGGCGCCTCGCGGCGATGTGCCCCGACTGCTACGACGCCGTCCGCCGGAAGATCGCCAAGGCGGTGAAGCAGCTGCCGCCGCAGGAGGACGGGCTGTTCGCCGTCGAGGAGTTCCGAGTCAGTCCGGCCAGCAAGAAGCAGGCCGACGTCGGAGCCGCGTAGACCAGCCCGGTCGGCGGATGACGAAGGCCACCGACCGGGCGATCCAGCCAGCCGCCGGCGCCCCCACGCCGCGGCTCCCAGGGCCCGCCGTTCACGGCACCTCCCCCTCGCCCGAACGGCGGGCCCACCCATCCCTCGCACCCTCCTGGAGCCCCGCATGAGCACCAGCAACCCCACCATCCCCCCGGACGTCGCCGCGCACGTCCTGTTCCACTTCGGCCACAACGGCGGCTACCAGGCCGGATCGTTCACCACCCACCTGATCGTCGCGATCGACTCCGCCGACCCCAGCAACAAGGCGCGCCTCGCCGTCGGCTTCCCCGAGTACGTCGCCGCCGTCACCGCCATCCAGTACGACCGCGACGCCGTCGCCTACCTGCAGCGCCTGGTTCACGGCGAGGCGGCCACCGAGGAGACCCCGGCGTCGCAGTGCCCTGAGGCGCTGTTCAACCCGGACACCGGCGACCTTCGCCGCTGCGTACAGCAGGGAAGGCACGACCAGCACCAGACGCCCAGCGGCACGCAGTGGACCATCCCCGTCGACACCAGCACGGAGGTGCCGTTCTGATGTCCATCGCGACCTCCTACCCGTCCGGCGCGGTCATCGCCCTCGGCCCGGACGCCTCCCGCGAGGAGTGGCACGCCGTCCGCAAGTCCGGCATCGGCGGCTCCGACATCGTCGCGATCTGCGGCCTGAACCAGTACACGTCGCCGCTGGAGATCTGGCTCAAGAAGACCGGCCGGCCAGTGCCCCCGCGCATCGACGAAGTCCTCGACGAAGCCGCCGAGATGGGGCACGAGCTGGAGCCGTTCGTGGCCAGCCGGTTCACGAAGAAGACTGGCCTGCCCGTCTTCGAGAACCCGGGCACCCTGCGCCTGCCGGAGATCCCGTGGGTGCTCGTCAACCTGGACCGCACCACCGAGGAGGCCGGCCTGCCCGGCGTCGTCGAACTCAAGACCCGATCCAGCTACGCGCTGAACGACTGGATCGACGAGCCACCTGTGGACGTCCAGATCCAGACGCAGTGGCAGATGCTCCTCACCGGCTGGTCCTTCGGCTACTCCGTCGCATCGATCGGCGGACAGCGCACGATCGTCCACCGCATCGAGCGTGACGAGAAGCTCATCGAAGACCTCCTCGCGATCGGCGCCGAGTTCTGGGGCTGGGTCACCACCGGCGTCCAGCCGCCCCTTGACGCCTCCCACGCCACCGGGCAGCTCCTCGACCGCATGCACGCCCACCCCACCCGCAAGGACGTCATCGCCGACGCGGCCGAGGTCGAGAAGTGGCTGACCATCCGGCGCGCGGCGAAGGAACAGGCCGAGGCCGCCGACATCGCCATGACGGAAGCCGACAACCACCTGAAGGCGATGGCCGGCGACGGCACCGACGTCTACATCCGCGGCGAACTCGCCTACACCTGGCGCCCCCGCAAGGGCCAGATCGCCTGGAAGGCCGCCGCCCTCGAGGCCAACCCCGGCATCGACCCCGAGGACTACCGGGGCGACGACACCCGCGCCCTCAACATCGTGATGGAGAACCTGTGACCGACAATGCCCGCAACGCCGTCGCCCGCCGAGCCGAGAACGTCGGCCAGGTCGAGCAGGCCGGACAGCAGTCCAAGCCGACCATGGCGCAGCAGATCGAGCGGATGAAGCCGGAGATCGCCCGCGCCCTGCCCAAGCACATGGACGCGGACCGCATGGCCCGCATCGCCCTGACCCTGATCCGCAAGAACCCCGACCTGGCGAACTGCACCGCCGAGTCGTTCCTCGGCGCACTGATGACCTGCTCGCAGCTGGGCTTCGAGCCGGGCTCGCCGACGCAGGAGGCGTTCATCGTCCCCTACAAGGGGGAGGCCACCTTCCAGCTCGGCTACCAGGGCATGGTGACGCTCTTTTACCAGCACCCGATGGCGTCGTCGGTGAAGGTCGAGACCGTCCGCGAGAACGACTACTTCGAGCACGAGGAAGGCCTCGAGGAGAAGCTCGTCCACCGGCCGTGCGCAACCGGGCCGCGAGGTAAGGCGGTCGCCTACTACTCCGTGGCCCGCCTGATCAACGGCGGCCGGACCTTCAAGGTCATGTACCCGGCGGAGATCGAGGAGCGGCGCCAGAAGATGCCCTCGCAGAACAGCCCCGCCTGGCGGAACAGCTACGACGAGATGGCCAAGAAGACCGTTCTGCGCAACCACTTCAAGGCCCTGCCGAAAAGCGCCGAACTGGCCCGCGCGCTCGCCCACGACGGCACCGTGCGCAGCGACTGGCAGCCGGACGCCATCGACGTCCCGCCCGAGTACATCAGCGAGCCGCAGCGCCCCGAACTCGGCGCCGGCGGCAAGTAGCCCGCACACAGCGGAAGCCGCCCGCGGGCAATGCGGGCGGCTTCATCACCCGACAAGGACATCAGATGACGAAGCGTCTGTCTCTCGCCGAGCGCCTCGCGGCCGACGAGAAGGACATGCTCCTCGCCGCGACATGCGACGAAGCCGTTGTTGCGACCTTCTGGAAGAGGGTTGCACGAGGTGACGAATGTTGGATCTGGACCGGCGGGAAGTCCGGAAAGTACGGGCACCTGCAGTACCGGGGGCAGCGCCTGCTTGCTCATCGGTTCTCGTGGGTGCTGGTCGCTCAGGAGGCCTGCCCGCCTGACCTCGTGGTTCGGCACAAGTGCGACAACCCACCCTGCGTGCGCCCCGACCACCTGGAGCTAGGGACGATCGCCCAAAACGTCCGCGACTCGTACACCCGAAAGCGGCGCACTACCGGCAACCCGACGCAGGGAGCCGACCGACCGAACGCCGTCCTCGATGACGAGCTGGTGGCCAGCCTTCGCCGTCAAGCGCGCGCTGGCCGGTCGATTCGCTCCATCGCGGAGGGCCTGGACTTCCGCTACGGGACCGTTTACCGCGCTATCCGGGGCACTGGATGGCCGCACGTCAGTGAACCTCCTGTTCCGGGTGGGCGCAGAGGCAAGCCGAGCCGAAACAACTTCGTGCGCAGCAAGCCGGACGTCGTGGCCGAGGCCCGCTCTCTGAAGGACCGCGGGCTGCCCCTCCAGGAGATAGCCGACCGCCTCGGCATCACCAAAACCGCAGCCTTCCGCTGCTGCCGCCCTCAGGAGCAGGAGGCCAAGTCATGAGCCACACCCAGCCCGTATTCGACGGCGCCCGCCTTGAGGCTGCCGCTCCTGCGAAGTCCCGCCGCATCGTCGACGACTACGAGGCCTGGGTCACCGAGGTCTGGCCGCACTACGTGGCCGCCGCCGACACCGGCCGCCCGTTCACCGTCGACGAGATCGCCACCGCCAAGAAGCTCCCCGATCCGCCTCGCCCGAAGTCACAGTGGGGGAGCCTCCCGGCCCGGCTGCAGAACGCGGGCATCATCCGCCACCACGGCGGCGGCACGAGCGCCCGCGCCGGCCACAGCATGGTCCACGAGTGGATCGGCGTCCCGGCCGCCCACCGCGAAGCCGTCGCCCGCCGACGCCGCGAAGACCGTGCCGCCCGACGGGCCGCCGCCCGCATCCAGCAGCGGAGGGCCGCCTGATGCGCGCCCTGGCCTACCTCGCCTGCATGGCCGTCATGGTCATCCCCGTCGCGATCCAGTGCCGGCTCCTCGCCCGGGCCGCCCGCCGCAGCATCCCCGCCGCACCCGACAACCAGCCCGGCCGCGACCCGCAACTGCTGTGGGAATGCCGCTACATCGACCGCCAGCCCCCTCGGAAGGAGACGCCGTGAGCCGCCGCCCGATCCCGCCGCACGGAACCTACGCCCGCGCCAACGGCAGCCCCGGCTACCGCAAGGCCTGCGGCTGCGAGCCCTGCCTCACCGCCCGGCGCCGGCACAAGAAGCACAACACCGTCATGCGGCAGCTCGGCCGCCCCGCCAAGGTCGACGCCACACAGGCCCGCCAGCGGCTCCTGCTCCTCCACCAGACCACCGGCTGGAACGACCTCGCTGTAGCGGTCGGCGGGTCCGCCTCCAACCTCCGAGACATCGCCTTCGGCCGCCGCAACCCCATCCGACGCACCACCCACGACAAGATCATGGCGGTGTCCGTCGAGCCCAGCGGCGGCCAGTACATCGACGCCGCCGGCAGCCGCCGCCGCATCCAGGCCCTTCGCGCCATCGGCTGGTCGTGCCGAGTCATCGCGGAACGGGCGGCCACGAGCGAGGCCCGCGTCCAGCTCATCGCCAACGGGCAGCTGACCATTCGCCACGGCCTCGCGAACAAGATCCGCAACGCTTACGTGATCCTCGCCGCGAAGCCGGCTCCCGTCGACCGCAACACTGCTCGCGTCCGGGCCTGCGCCGCCCGCAACGAGTGGGCACCGCCCGGCGCCTGGAACGACGACGAGATCGACGACCCGAATGCCCACCCGGACTGGACCGGGCACTGCGGCACCGACCGCGGCTGGTGGACGCACACCACCGAGGGCATCCCCGTCTGCGGCCGCTGCCAGACCGCCCACACGACGTGGCTCGCCGACCGCAAGCAACTGGCGCCAGCCGAACGCTTCCGGCAACTCGCCCTCGCCAAGGGGGCCGCATCCCAGCGCGGCGCCAACATCGCCGCCGACGCCCGCGAACTCATGCGGATCAGCGGACTCAGTTACGAGCAGGTCTCCGAACGCCTCGGCGTCAGCACCAACCACATCCAGCAGGAACTCCTGCGCCACCCCGAGCGGATGGGGGAAGCGGCGTGACGAACCTCAGCCTCTGCTCCGGCGCCGGAACCCTCGACCTGGCCGTCGAGCAGATCACCGGCAACAAGACGCTCGTCTACGCCGAGAACGACCCCTTCGCCTCCCAGGTGATGGAAGCCCGCTTCCCGTGGGCCGTGAACCTCGGCGACATCACCGCCATCGACTGGGCCGGCGTCAGTACCCAGTGGCAGATCGAGACCCTGTCGGCCGGATTCCCGTGCCGCAACATCTCCAACGCAGGACGAAGGGACGGAATCCATGGCAAGTGGTCGTCGGTCTGGAAGAACGTTGCTGAAGCTGTGGGCATCGTTCGACCGCGCCTCGTCTTCCTGGAAAACGTGGAAGCGCTCCGGTCGCGCGGCCTCAACGTCGTCGCCGAAGACCTGGCCGCGCTCGGGTATGGCATCTGGTGGACGTGTGTACCAGCTGCACAGGTCGGGGCGCCCCACCTCCGCTGGCGCTGGTTCGCCATCGCCTTTCCCGCTGCTCAAGACCCCGACGTCGCAGCTTGGCGCGAACGGTGGGCCGCAGCACCCGGACAAGCGCAAGGCGGGGGGGCACGGGCCGACCTTGGAGGACGAGGTGGTCTTCCTGCTGCCGCCGCAGGGGCCGTAGACCTCCTGCCCACGCCAGCCGCCCGGGACTGGAAGTCCGGCGCCAGCAACAAGATGGACGACAACTCCCGGCCGCTGAACGAGTTCGTCGTCAACCGGCTGCCCCGCCGCGGCAACTGGATCGCCACTAACGGCGTCGACTACGGGCCGGCTATCCGCCGCTGGGAGGCCATCACCGGCCGCCCGGCTCCGGAGCCAACCGAACCCGGCGACCGCGGCAACCGGCGCCTGTCCCCGGTCTTCACCGAGTGGATGCAGGGCAACGACGAGGGCTGGGTCACCGGCCTCGACCTGCCGCGCAACGCGCAGCTCACGATCCTCGGCAACCAAGCCATGACCCGCCAGGCCGTAGAGGGCTACCGCCGGCTGCTCACCGCCGACCTCGAAGCGATGGCCGCGTGACCGCCGTCTGCCGGCCGCGCGCCGGACCCTGACCCGCCGCCAGCCGCTAGCCACCCATCCGACCCGCACCAGCCAGAGAGAAGTTCCGATGCCCTGGGTCCGCTTGGACGATCGATTCCCGTCACATCGCAAGGTGGCGCTCCTGTCCGACCGCGCCTTCCGGCTGTACGTCTCGGCGCTCTGCTGGTCCTCGGAGAATCTCACCGAGGGACTCATCCGCGACGAGGAGCTGCGCGTAATCGCGCACGTTCGCGGCATGAAGGCGGCAGCAAAGGAACTCGAAGACCGACAACTTTGGGACCGCGTTGATGTCGGCTGGCAGATCCACGACTTCCTCGAATACAACCCGGACCGGGCCAAGGTCAAAGCTGAGCGTGAAGCAAACGCTGCACGTCAGCAGGCATGGCGTGACCGGAAGAAGACGCAGAAGGAAGCCCGGAAGGCCGCCCCGCCCCCACAAACAGAGGGCCAACGTAACGGTGTTACGGGTGGCGTTACTAACGGCGTCAGTAACGCCACCCCCGTCCCGCCCCCGTCCCCTACCCCTGCTTCTCCTACGGAGAAGCCTGCTAGCAAGGGCGCCGGCCCCTCGTCGGTAGGCCCCCAGGTCCCCGACTTCGCCCGCGACCTCGTCGACCAGATGACCGCCGCCGGAATGATCGTCGGATGGCGTCTCTCTGAGCCCGAGTGGTTCGCCGTCCATGCACACATCAAGCGCTCCAGCAGCGAGGCGCTGGTCGCCTTCGCCCGCCGCCGCTGGAATCCCGCCGACCCTCCCCAGACCGCCCGGTACCTGACCCGGATCTGGTCCGACATGCCGAGCCTTCCCGATGGGGTCACAGCGCTCCCGTCCGCCGTAGGCGCCGAGGTGCTGCCCCTCGCGTCGAGCCGCCAGCAGCAAGAGACCAACGACCTCTTCGACCGCGCCATGCAGCGCGCCAAGTCCCGCATGCAGGAGGACCAGTGACCCCCGACGAGACAGTGGTGCTTGCCCGCTACGTGCGAGCACTGTGCCCCCAGCAAAAGTTCGACGAGTACACGCCCGACGCCTGGCACGACGTCCTCGCGGACTTCGCACTTGCCCCCGCCCGTGCTGCCGCTGCTGCTGTTGCCCGTAAGCAGCCGTTCGTCAGCCCCGCCGAAATCATCACCGAGATCCGCAAACAGCGCGACGATCGGGCCGCGGACTACCAGGGGCCCGGCCTGTCCGCCGAAATCCCCGACGCCGACCCCGACGACGTCCAGGCCTACCTGTCTGCACTGCGCGGGATGCGCACCCGGGCAGCCGAAGGGCTTGAGGTGAAGCGCCGCCCCGTTGCCCAGCTGCTCGCCGGAATCGGGCGGGAAGTCCCCGGCGAGGTAGCCGCCGTGCGCAGGCCGGGCCCGCTCGGCGCCGAGTGCCCGAAGTGCAAGGCGGCGATAGGCCGGCCGTGCCGGACGCCGGGCGGAGCCGAACGGCCGGCGCACACCGCCCGCAGCGGCGGCACGGACCCGGTGGCCGAGCAGGCCGAGATGGAGCGCCGGAAGGCGGCCTCCGCCCGGCACTTGGCCCGCGTCGAGTCCGACGAGGAGGCCACGTCGTGAGCGACGACTGGGAGCCCGGCATCGACGACATCAAGGCGATGCGTGCCGAATCCGGGGGCGCGGACCTGAAGGCGTTCATGCGGCAGCAGATCGCCGCGGGGAAAGCCCGCCGCACCCCGCCCCCGAAGCCGGCCGCACCCCGCCCTCCCGGCCACCGGCCCGGCGCCTGGCCCACCGGCAGCTCCCCGCCCGGCCCGCCGCCCGACTGGCAGACCCCCAAGCCCGCCTGGGACGCCGCCGTCCGGCACTACCGCAACACCGAGCACTTCCCCGACCAGCCGTGCGACTGCGGCAACTGCCCCGAGGAGACCCGATGACCACTCGCCCGCCCGCCGCCCCGATGCCCGACTCCATCCGCCACAGCCTGCGCGCCAAGCAGCACCCCGCCCGCTGCGTGCCCTGCCCCCACTGCGGGGTCGCCGCCCACCGGCCGTGCGTCCTGCGCACCAACAGTCGCGTCCTCCCGCATCCGCACCCGCAGCGGGTCTCCGACTGGGCCGAGTCCACCGCCTGCTGCCCGCAATGCCAGGTCACCCCCGGCGTGCCCTGCCACGAAGACGGCCGCGCCCGGCAGACCGTCCACGCCCGCCGCTACCAGGAAGCCGAGGTCACCGCCGCATGAAAGTCCGCGCCGACATCGCCGCCCTCATCCGTGACGGGCACACCAACGCGTCCATCGCCCACCGGCTCGGATGCCACCCCACGACCGTCTCCCGGGCCCGCCAGGCGCTGCGCCTTCCGCCCGCCGACCGACTGGGCCGCCTCTACGCGGAAGCCGCCCCGACCGGCCGCGTCAAGGCCCCCACCGGCCCGCTGCCGCTCTCGCCCGCCCAGCAGCGAGCCAACCGCGAACGACTCCTCGCCGCACTCCGCCCCACCGCCGCCTGACACCGCGACCCGAAAGGCCACACCGTGAACACACCCCGCCGCATCCAACGCCGCCGCACAAAGGGCTGGCGCCTCACCAGGGCAGCCGATCCCATCCGAGGCGGCGTCATCGTCAGCCGCCCCTCCCGCTACGGCAACCCCTGCAAGATCGCCCTGATGCAGGAGATGGGCTACGAAGACCCGCACGCCGCAGCCGCCGACCTCTTCCGCATCTGGCTCGCCGGATCCCGCTCCGACGCCCCCACCGACGAAGCCGACCAGCGCCGCGAACGGATCCTCGCCGGACTGTCAGCCCTCCGCGGCAAAGACCTCGCCTGCACCTGCCGACCCGACCAGGCCTGCCACGCCGACGAGCTGCTGCACCGGGCGAACCTCCCCGCTGCCGAACTCGCCGCCTGGAGCGCCGTCGTCCGCGCCCGCGTCGACCGACAGCGGATCGCCCGGGGCGAACAGCCCATGTACAGCCCCACCCCCGCCTGACCGCCGTCCACCCACCACACCGGAGACACCATGACCCAGCTCACCGTCCAGCAGCTCGACGAATACGCGGTCCTCGCCGCAACCGCAGACCACATCGGCGACAAGGTCGACCCGAAAGCCGTCCTGGCCCTCGTCGCCGAGATCGGCCGCCTCAAGTCGCAGCGCAAGTACCTGATCACCCAACTCGCCAAGCAGAACGCCGAGTCCGGACGCGGCGACACGGCGCTGCAGGAGTTCCTCACGGCCGAGCCCGACGAGGAGACCCACATCGTCGCCGACGACAGCGACGACCCCGAGCACGTCGACGACTGCCCCGGCTGCACCCCCGCCCGCCCGTGATCACTACCGCGAGCCCCGCCCACACCCCGACACCCAGACGCCCATCACAACACGCAGCGTCTCGGCAGACGGCTGCCCCATACACCCAGGAGACGACATGACCACACCCGCCGAGTTGAAGCCCCTCGCCCCGCTGGCCCGCGCCATCGCCGAGACCGTCCGCGACACCCCGGTCCGCCTCGGAACGCCCGAAGGCGCCGCCGACCTGGTCGCCACCCTGACCGTGAAGGTCGCCGCCTACGTCGGGGGCGAACTGCCCGGCACTCCCGGCCTCGCCCGGCACATGGCCGAGGTCGACGCCGAACGCCAGCGGCAGCTCGCGAAGTGGGGCGACCAGCAGCACCCCAACGGAACCGGCATCACCGAGGCGCAGCAGGAACTCGCCGACCACGCCCGGACGGCCTGTCAGCAGGCGTTCGCGGAGGGCCGGGGCAGCTGGGCTCACGTCCTGATGGAGGAGGTCCGCGAAGCCTTCGCCGAGAAGGACCCGGCGGCTCTCCGTGCCGAGCTGGTGCAGTGCGCGGCAGTCATCCAGGCATGGATCCACGACCTCGACCGCCCCGCCGCTGCGCCCACCCCGTGATCGTCCCGCATGCAGACACCCACGCCCGGCGAATGGGCGTGGGTGCACCACCAGCATCCCACCCCGCCGGCTGTCCCCGGCCCTGCCCCTGGAGACCCGATGACCGACCAGACCACCGACGAGCGTCCGTTCCGTGACGAGTCCACCGAGGTTCTGCGCGCCGCTTACGGCCTCGCCAGCACCCACGCCAAGCAGGCGGCCCGGTTCAACCCCACGTCGCCCGACGGCCGGTTGCCCGCCGTCGCCGACGTCTTCCGCAACGAACTTCAGCACCGAGGGGAGCTGTGACCATGAGCAGCCAGATCCTGCCGCCGCCCGAGGGCCCGGAGTACACGCCGTGCGCGTGCAGCCACATCGAGCCCGAGCACGACATCAACGGCCGCTGGTGCGCCATCGATGGCTGCGAGTGCAGCCTGTACCGACCTACCTCCGTCTCGTCTGCTGTGCGGGTGCCCGCCACCGACCGGGCGGCCGTACTGCTCGAAGCGGCCAATGCGCTGGCTGCTCTGGGGCTGGTGGACTCTTTGGTGTCCGGGCCGAAAGCCTGGACCGAGGCCATCGAGACGCTCCGCCGGATGGCCGACGGGTGCCCGCAGTGCGGAGACGCCGGGGCCTGCAACGGCGGACCCTGCCCGCTCACCGCCGACCCTGCTGCCGTTGTGTCGGGTCGGGCGGCCGACGAGACGCAAGCTGAGCCCACCGAACTGCCGCCGGTGTGCGAAGGCTTCCAGTGGATCGGTCAGTCCTTCGCCACCTGCGACCGCTGCGGCCAGCCTGCCTGGGACCACGCCGGTGAGGACGTGGCCGCCGAAGGAGCTGGCCCGTTCGACAACCGCCGCACGGTGCGCCCCTGGAAGCCGGGCGAGGCCGACGCGATCCGGGCCAAGTGGGCCAGGCCTGCCGCCGACGTGCCTGGCGCCGGCGACCCGCAGCAGCCGAAGCAGATCCGCTGCGACATCGCGGTCTCGACTCGGCAGCCCCACCCCGCACACGACTGGACGCAGCGACCCGACGGCCCCACCCGGCACTGCCCCGGCGCCAACCTGCAACAGCCGACCGAGGCCGACCGCACCGTCGCCTACCGCCTCCCCGCAGGCCGCGACCTTCACTGCCTCGCCTGCGCCCCCACCAGCCCGGGCAACATCTGGACGCCCGTCACCGCCGAGGAACTGGAAGACGGCGGCCTGTGCGTCGGCTGCGGCGTCGACGTGCTGGTCGAGCAGCAGCCGAAGGAGGACGATGCGGCCACTGCCGGGGATCAGGCTCGCCCTGAGTGTGCCCACTGCTGGCGGGAGATCGAGAACCGGTCCACGCCGAACATGGGCGGCCCGTCCCGCGACAAGTGGGTGCACGTGCCCGGCGGGTTCGAACCCTGCTTCCCGCAGCGAGGTGGCGACAGCCCGCGCGCCGAGCCGAGGGTCCGGCCGTGAGCCGCTCCTGGAAGACGCCCTGCGCGAACCGCCGCTACACCGCCCACTTCGGAATCCTCGTCGACCCCTGGCGGCTCGACGAATGCGGCGAGTGCGAGTTCTGCGGCAACTGCACGGCGCACATCTGCTACTACCGCGACGACGCCAGCACCCTGCGGCACCTCGATCACTTCAAGGACTTCGCCAACCCCGGCGAACCCGAATGCGGATCGATCGGCGGCCCGGCTCACCTGACGCCCTCCCGGTACGAGCCCCGTCCGTGCAACCTCCCGGCCGGACACGTCGGGAAGAAGCACCGGTCGCGGATGGGCTGGTCCTGGCCCGTCGCCCGCGCCGAGGCCCGGCCGTGACGGAGGCGTGGGAGGTCGGTGACCTCGTCATCACCGCCCTGCTCCTGTGGCTGATCGCGGGGGCGCTCCTCGCGGGGCTGCTGTGTGCGGCTGTCGGGAGCGGGGTGGTGTGGGCGTGGAGGCGGCTGTACGGCCGCTGGAGGGCCGCGAGGGTGTCGGACGCACCGCCGGAGCCCCGGCCCCCTGACAGCCCCTCACAGGCCCGTACAGGGTCCGCGAAGCCGCACACGCCCGCCTAAGCCACTCTCCGGGGCCCGCACCACCCGAGCCCGTACTTGGCACCACAAGCCGCCACACGGCCACACAGACCCCAAGAAGAGGCCCCAATGACCACGAACCTCGAAGCCCTCTACGCCAAACCCGCCGCCAACATCGGCCCCACCAGCCCCCGCGCCGAACTCCTCGCCGCCGCCGAAACCCTGCGCCAACGCGACGACTGGCTGAACAGCGAACTCTGCCTCTGGCTCGCCGACACCGCCATCCTCCACGGCCCCGACGAGACCGGCCGCCACTGCCACCGCGACGGCGACACCTGGCCCTGCGACGACGTCCACGCCGCACAGAAAGTCGCCTTCGCCGTCAGCTACACCGCCTGACCCTGCCCGTCGGCCGCCTCCACACCGGGGCGGCCACCCACCGAAAGGACCCCACGTGACACCCGCCCAGGAACTGCACGCCGCAGCCGCCAAGCTGCGGGAAGTCGCGCCCGCACTCGGAGGCTTCTACAGCAAGCTCGCCGACCCCGTTGCGGACTGGCTGGACAGCTGGACCGGCATCGACCTCTACGAAGCCGGATCCCTCCCCGAAGACGCCCGCCACGCCCTCACCATCGCCCGCGCCGTCCTTGGGACCACCCCGTGACCCTCGCCACCGCTATCGGCCTCGCCTGCCCCGGCATCAGCCTCACCGCCGCACTCGCACTCGCCGCACACGCCATCCGAAACCGGAGGAAGAACCCGTGACCGAACAGCCCTGCCCCTTCTGCGAGATCGTCGCCGGACGCGCCCCCGCCACGATCATCCGCAGGTGGGACGACGCCCTCGCCATCGTTCCCCTCAGTCCCGTCGTCTACGGACACACCCTCGTCATCCCGAAGACGCACGTCACCGACTTCGTCGCCGACCCTGACGTAACCGCAGCCACTACGCGGCACGCCGCCGAACTCGCGGGCGAATTCCCGGCCGGGGCCATGAACCTGATCACGAGCCGGGGCAAGGCGGCCACGCAGTCGGTGTTCCACCTGCACCTCCACCTTGTACCCCGCGCCGCCAACGACGGGCTCGCACTGCCCTGGTACAGCGGCCGGACCAAGGGGGCCCAGCCGTGAGCCGCACCGAGTACTGGGTCACCGAGGAACTCCCCGGCCTCGGCTGCGACCCCACATGGACCACCGACCCGCAACCCGCCGACACACCCCCCACCCCCTGGGACCTCCGCCAAGCCGAAATCAGCGACCTCCGCCACCAAGGCACCACCCTCACCGGCATCTACCGCGCCACCACCATCAACGCACCGGAGTACCTGTGACCCGCCGCCCCACCGCCCGCCAACTCCTCACCACCGCCTCCGAACGGATCCTCGCCACCACCTACGCCGGCCAAGTCCGCGCCACCGTCATCGAACGCGCCCTCCGCCGCATGGCCGCCAACGACCAGCGCGTCACCAGGCGAGCGCACCGGGAGCAGCCGTGACCGGCCCGTCGTCGTCTCCCCGCGGCGAGCGTGCGCCCCGGCCCGGCGTCACCTGGGACACCGTCCTCACCCGCACCGAGCGGGTGGTGGACGACCCGGAGGACACGTCCGGCCCCGACATGAACCAGCCACTCCCGCCCCAGCCCAACCGGGCCACCCGACGCGCACTCGCACGCGCCGCACGGAGGAACAAATGAACGACCCCACCGACTGCCCCAACCCATCCGCCGCCGACCAGATACTGCATGGCGAACAGCCCGCGCCTGGCCCGGCCGACGACGCCACGACCACCCGCGTCTTCGCCGCGCTTCACCGGTCCGCCGAGCAGGACGTCAATCGCGTCATCGCCCTCTACGAGCAGTGGGTGAAAGCCGGGCCGCCGCCGCTCGGCACGCTGATGGCCCGCTGGTGGGACGCCCGGCTCGCCGAACTCCACGACGCGATCCTTGGCCAGCCCGCCCAAGACGTCGGCCCCACCGTCCGCGAAGCCCCCGCCGACTCCCGCGACCGAGCCATCTGCCGCGCCCTCCTCATTCACGCCCTCCGCCTCCTCGACCAGGCCGACCGGGAGCAGCCGTGAGCTACGACATCGCCCTCTACCTGCAGGTCGACACGGGAGGACCCGACCCCATCGACTACTGCGCCGCCGACATCGGCAACTACACCTCCAACGTCAGCGGCATGTGGACCGAGGCCCTCGGCTACCGGCTCGCCGACCTCAAAGGCAAGACCGCAGGCGACTGCGCAGAAGACCTCAAACGGGCCGTCGCCGACATGGAGCAGCGGCCCGGCCACTACCGGGCCATGGACCCGCCCAACGGCTGGGGCGACTACGACGGCGCCCTCGGCTACCTGCGTCAGCTCATGACCGCCTGCTGCGCACACCCCAAGACAGAGATCCACATCAGCCACTGAACCACTGCCCCGCCCGCACGCCGCAAGGAGCCCAGCCGATGTTCGACGACGACGCCCCGTCACCCCGCTGCGTGATCTGCCCCCGCCAACTCCTGGACCACGAGGCCGGCCGGTTCATCTGCACCCCCTGTGAGCACCGGATCGACGCCGACCTCAGGCAGCTCGCCGGGCCCGCCGGCCTGTACGCCCGCCTCTGCCTGCGCATCCAGCCCGGCCAGCGAGGCAGCGGGCCCGCCGTCTCCGGAACGCCCGGCCGAGGAGCGCCCGCCGATTTGGAAATACTCAGCCTCACCGCGAACGGCGGCATCGTCTCCACCCTGGAGACCTGGGTCGAGGACTGGTCCACCTACGGGCTCGGCATCCAAGGCGACGGCGGGCGGCTCCAGCACCGCGTCGACCAGGCGGCCGGCACGCTCCGCCGCAACCTCACCCGCGCCGCGTCCCGGCATCCCGCGCTGGACGAATTCGGCAAGGAGATCTACAAGATCCGATCCCAGGCGGAGGCGATCATCACCGGGGAGAAGAAGCCGATCCCCATCCCCGTCGTCTGCCCCTGCGGCACCGTCACATCGATCACGCTCAACAGCGACGGCTTCGAATGCCGCACCTGCCAGACCGAGTACGGGCACGAGGCCGCCATGCACCTCCCCATGGTCGAGAGGCGGGCCGCGTGAACGAGCCCCTCCAGCACGCCACCGACCGGCTGCCCATCGTCACCTCCACCGACGGGCACGCCTACCTCGGCGCCGACGCCGTCGTCGCGTTGCTCCGCGCCATTGCCGAGTCCTGCCGGACTCTTGCCGACGACTCCGACTGCGACCTTGAAACCGCGGCAGCCGCCATCGACCAGGAGGCCGACAACCTCGACTGCTTGGCCATCATGAGAACCAGCAACCCGCCCAAGGAGGCCCGGCCGTGAGCACCGCCGACCACATCCTCGACCAGATCGACAACGCCCTGACCGACTACGCCGTCAGCGACGACGCCATGCGGTCCGCACCGGCCGCCGAAGTCCAGACCCTCGGCGCGCTGACCCGCGGACGGACGCTACAAGGGAGGGGGCGGTGCGGCGGGTTCCCTGGAAGCGGCGCGCCCAGGACTTAAGCCGGCGTCGGGTACCGTCACCGCCCCCGCTGTTCCACCATTTCCACGCACCCAACGCCGTGAAGCCGGCGCAGACGTAGGCCAAGACCGTCCAATGGGCCCAGACGGCCAGCACGGTGCCGAGACCCTTGAGGAAGGCTGTCGCGCCATGGCAGCGCCATGGCGCGATGCGCCCGACCAGGAGCGCAAGCGTTGCTGCGCTCTCACACACGATGAGGCAGATGAGGCAGACGTCGGTGAACATGCGGACTCCAGAACGGGGGTGGGCAGAGCCTCGTTACTACTTCCCGTTTGTGTGTGACCTGCGGAATGTCGGTACTCCGTTCAGGCGTCGGCGAGTCCGCCCGCGCTCACGGGTCACCCGTGCGGCGGCCTCACGGCGCCGCGACCGGCCCGCCTGGCAGAGCCCCTACGGACCGCCCGCCAGACGACGGTGAGCATGACGAAGGCCCCCGCTCGCACACCGCGAGCGGGGGCCTTCAGTCGTGCCGTCAGGTGCCGGGTGTCTCCTGCCACAGCCGCGCCGCCAGTAGATCCACTTCATCCTGCGACAGGCCGCGCTTCACGGCGATCACCATCGTCGTACCGTCGGGCAACGTGGCCGTCCGTGTCTCGGTGTCCGCCAGGCCGGGGGTCGGTTCCTCGTTCATGACCGCCTCAACGACCGAGGGTGGCGTCGAGGTACTCCTGCACCGGCTCGAACAGCCCGTAGGGCACGTACTGCGGGATCTCCTCCAGCGTCACCCAGGCGACCGCGTCCAACTCGTCGGCGTCGGCCACCTTGGCCTCGCCCTGGAGAACCTCGCAGGCCGTGTACGACATCGTCCGGTGCGTCTTCGGGTGGACACGCTCCCCGAGCAGCTTCATCGCGGCCACAACGAGGCCGGTCTCCTCGACGGTCTCGCGGACCGCGGCCTCCTCCGGCGACTCGCCGGCCTCGATTGCGCCACCGGGGAGCGCCCACAGCAGATCGCCCTCCCGCTCCCGACGGCGGATCATCAGCAGTTTGCCCTCAGAGACCACGACGGCCATGGACAGCGGGGGCTTCTCGGTGGTCGTCTCGGTCATGCCAGCGCCTCCAGGATCGGCGGATAGATGCTCTGCTCGGGGATGAAGCGGGTGACGGATGCGCGAGGGGCCCACACGACGTCCGCGTTCTCCAGCGGATCCCGGTTGGACGCCTCGCCCGCGAGGTGGTCGGCCAGGAAGTACGAGGCCACGACGCCCGTGACCGGGTGCACGCGCTCGCCCAGCTGCTCACGGACCCGGCAGTGAACGCCGGTCTCGCCGTGGGTCTCCTGCGCAGCCACGGCGGCCGGGTCGGCGCCCGGCTTCACCATGCCGGCCGGGAACTGCCAGCGGATCTCGCCGTCCCCGCGGCGGCAGACGAGGAGAACGTCGTCCCCGCGCAGGACCACGGCGATCGCTACCCGCAGGGCCTGCGCCTGCATCGGGCCGCTGTCGGCAGGTGGCCGTGTCAGAAGTGCGAACCGTCGGTGCACCGCCTCACCTGCCCTTTCGTATGCCAGGTCGAGGATCTGTTGAACCTCGGTTCGATGAATCTTCTCGGGGTTGGCGTGCCACCGGGTGATCGTCCTCGCGGAGATGCCGAGACGTTCCGCGAACGCCTCGTTCGTCAATCGCATCGCCTCCTGGAGGAGGCAGGCCGATCGGCCCGTCCAGCTGCCGACAAAGTCCACTGTGCTGCTCCCGTGCTCGCTGCGCTCGGGCCTGGCTATGCCGTGGCTATCGGATGTCGCCTCGGCGTCCACCCGCTAGTGATCTGACGTTTCGGTGTCGGGGGAGTGTCCTTCTGCCGCGCCCGCGCGAGGCGTTGACTCGGCGGCATGGTCACCCTTCCCGCGCTTCGAGCTGCGTCCCTTGGCGATGGCTTCCGCCCAGGCGTAACTGCGTCCGAACAGATCACCGACTTCCGCCCACGTGCGCCCTGGGCGCAGCCCTTGCACGGCGGCCTGCTGGATCGCGTAGAGGTCTTGGTCGCTCGCTGCCAGTTTTTGGCGAGCTTCGAGAGCGGCGCGGCCCCGCGTGAGCAGGTCGTCTATGGCTGCAATTTCGGCGACTTTCGCCTCCAGGGACTCCGTGAACGCATCTGTCATGAGGCCAGAGTAGAAGCCGACGCGCCAGTTCTCAATAGAGTGTTGACACGGCTCCCGAATGTCTTCAGTATGGTGTTGAAGCCGAGGGCGCTCCACCGCTCGAAGCCTCCGCAGTCGCTCCACCGACTGCACCCCACAAACGAAAACGGCCCCAGCTCCGGGACTCCACTCCCAGGCCAGGGCCTCACCACGAGGAATCTCTGAAGGGTCCCCTCATGGATATGCCGCAGTCTATCTGCTCCACCCTGCCCGCCGAGCGCGCGGTGAGTTTGACCCTCGAGGCCGAGGTGATGACGGACGCCGACACCGGCCGTCTGTCCCTCGTCGCCTCGACCGACCCGCAGCTCGCCGACTTCGGCTACGTGACGCCGGCCCGGCTGCGGGCCATGGTCGCCGCGACCCGGTCCCGCCTCGCCGACATCGAGCGGCTCGCCGACGAGCAGGAGGCCCGCGACACGCTGGCCGCCCTGGTTGCCGAGCACGACGTCGAGCTGGAGGAGTGGAACCCGGCCACGCTGGACCCGATGCTGCGAGAGCACTTCGAGGCCTTCTCGATGGTCTGCGAGGACGGCACGCGTCTGGTGACGGTTCCCGTCGGCCAGGACCCGGTGCTGCGCCTGGCCATCGTCCGCGACCGCATCGCGAAGATGGGCGGTGCGGCATGAGCACCTCGACCCTTCCCACCGCTCCACTGTCGTCCCTCGCCGAGCACGTCGTGCGCCGTCTGGAGTTGGCGCTCACCACGCCGGACGCTGCGACGATCGAGAAGGTTCGGGCCGCCCTCGGCTTCGATCACGGATGGAAGCCGAACGCTCACCTCGGCGAGACCGCCACGTACCTGACGGCCTGGTCGCAGATGGAGCTGAACGACCTGTTCGAGCGGGTTGGCGGCACCGTCGCGACCCGGCAGGTTGAACGTTCCACCTCGGACGGCTCCGCCACCTGGACGGCCACCGAGATCACCCTCACCGTGCAGGTTCCCGGCGTCGGCTCCGTCGAAGTCGTCACCGACATCGAGGACGACCCCGAGACCGGCTACCGCACCGACGTGCCCGTCGTGGCCTTGGCTCGCTACCGGGCGGCTTCCGAGCACTGCCGCGCTCTGGCCGAGTCCGCCGACTTCGACGGTTGCCTGGCCGCGCAGGACGAGATGGCGATGTGCCGCTGCCAGCTCGCCGCCGCCGGCCGCCTGGACCTGATCGAGGTGGCCCAGTGATGGCCGCTGACGACCACGGCAAGACCAAGGACGAGCTGCCTCGTCGCCCCCGCGGCCCGCACCCGTACCCGACGGCGGTGGCGTCGTGAGCCCGGCCGAGCGTGAGCTTCTCGTCGCCGTGCAGGAGGCGCTGACCGTGCCGTACAGCGTCGACGGGTACGAGCGGCGGCTGGCCGGCCGGGCCGGCTGGGTGCGCGCCACCCTGAAGGGCTTCCTCGACGAGGGTGACCCCGAATGGCACGCCGAGTACCTGCGCCGGAAGCTCCGTGAAGAAGAGGCCCGGCATGCGGGAGGCCCGTCGTGACGGACTCCGAGCGTGCCGAACTCCTCCGCAAGGTCCGTGAGGCCAACGAGCGCAGCGAAAACCGCCCGCGCTAACCCCTGATCGCCGTGTCGGCGGGGAAGTTCCGAATCCCCCGCGGCCCCCGCCGGCACGGCTCCCACCTCCCACCACGCCCTCGAAAGGCTCCGCCATGTCTGTTCGCCTCATCACCTCCGCGCCCTCGCACCAGGACGCCGACGCCGCAGCGCGTGCCCGCCTCATCTCGGACTGGCTGCACGCCGACAGCAGCGGCGACGTCATCGCCGCCGCCCGCATCCAGTGGGAGGCCGAGCAGTACGACGCCGGGCTCGCCGACGAGATCGCCGCACTGCGCTCCACCCCGGCCGCCGCCTGACCCGCCGGGCGCGGGAAACCCCCGCCCGCGCCCGGCACCCCGTTCCACCTCAACCCACCCGATCGATCGAGAGGAACCCGTCATGAGCTTCTTCAAGGGCGCATTCAAGGGCCAGTCCAACGAGCAGGTGCTGCGCAACCAGTTCGACAACGGCATGAAGGCGCGCGCGGCACGCAAGGAGGGGCGCCGCGACGAGTTGGCCGAGAGCCGTGAGGACGCCGCCAGCCGGGAGATGAAGGACCGGTACCGCGAGGAGAACGCGAACCCGCAGGCCGCCCTCGCGGTCAGCCGCTGGGGCCGTAAGCGCTGACCGGCTGCCTGTTGAGCCCGTCTCGCACGGGGCCCGTGGAGAACTGGCGCAGCACCACCCAACCAGACAACTACCCCGAAAGGAGGGGTCATGGAAAAGCACTTCAGCCGGCTGAAGCGCCTCGACCTCGACGCATTCGCCGTCGTGGAGAAGCTCCTCACCCTCGCCGCCCTCGCCCTGGTCGCTGTGACCGTCGGCGGCCAGCTGGGCCACATGATCGGCCTGCACGGCACGCCCGGCACGGTCGCCGCCTGGTCGATCGCCCTTGTCTACGACGCCCTGTGGATCGGCTCGCTGCGCATGTCGGAGCAGGCCATCCGGCAGAGGTCGGTCGTCGGCATGGTCGTGATGCTCGGTCTGACCGTGATCGCGGTTGGCGTGTCCACCGGCGTGTTGCTGGTCCTCGGGCACGCACAGGTGTTCGCGTTCGTGCCGGTCGCCGCCGCCGTGTTCATGGGCCTGCGCCTGTTCGTCGGGAACGTCCTCGCTGACGGCGCCACCGCGAAGCTGATCGCGGAGCAGTCGGCCGCGGACCGCAACGCCCGGGCCCTGGCTGCGGCCGGCGCACGGCACCTGCGGTCGGAGGCCACAACGGACGTCTTCGCCGAGACGGCCGGTCACCTCGCGGAGATGAAGCGGCAGATCGCCCGGGCCGATGTTCTGACCCAGGCGCAGGCCGAGATCAACAAGGCGTGGGCGAAGGCGGAGAAGAGGCTGCAGGAGTCCGAGGAGAAGGACGGCGTGCAGGCCCTGGCGTTCGCCCAGCGCGACCTGCTGGCGACCGTGTCCCGGCCTGCGGTCACGGCCGGCGGTCACGCTACGGACGACCTGGGTGGTCACACGGTGGTCACACAGGCCACCCCGGAAATCGAGGCCGTGACCATCGAGCCCGTGACCCAGGACGAAACGGGCACGGTCACGCCCGTCCAGCAGGCTCCCGTCGACGGCGGACCGACCCTCCTGGAGATGGCGGCGGTTGCCGGCGTCGAGCTGCCGGAGCCGGGCCAGACCCTCTCCGACGAGCAGCTCGAAGTAGTCCTGCGGTGGCTGCGCTACGCCATGAAGCCGCCCCGCTCCTACCGGCAGGCACAGGCCGAGTTCCGCAAGCACGGCTTCAAGGCCCGCGAGGAGCGTGTCCGCAATGCCTGGGCCGAGATCGAAGCCCGCGAGACCGGGGCGCTGACCAGCTGACCGGCATAGCCAGTGAGGCCCAGCACCCCCCGTGGTTCTGGACCTTGCTGAGACTGCCGGAAGCAGTCCGAACGGAAAAACCCAGTTCACCCCGGTGAGTGACCCGGTGAGCGGAACGCTCGCAGACCCGGTGAGCAGACCCGGACCGCCAGATCCCGACCAGCAGAAGGAGGAGACAGCCGTGGCGACCGCCAGCCGCCCGTCCCGTAAGGCCCTCAAGCAGGCACGGTCCGCCCAGTTCCTGGGAGACCGGCGCAAAGAGGCCGAGACGAGGGGACCGTCCGCGGTCCTGGCGGTCGCCATGGACCAGCTCCGGTCGGCGATCTCCCAGCTCCCCGAGAACGGCCGGCCCGACGCAGCTGCTCGGGCCACCCAGCTGATCGACCAGCTCCGCCAGAAACTGAGCGAGTCCTGACCGTCCGTAATGGCTCAACGGATGGCTCAAGCCGTCTCGAGCCGATCCATCGGATCCCAACGCGCCTGCTCGCGCCCGCGCGCGCGAGGAAACCACTAACGCACCGTAACCGCAAGGGGGAACATCGAAATGCCCGTCATTGACGCAGGGATCTCCGCCGCCACCGGTGGAACCTGCCTCGGAGCGGCCGGCGTCCTATACGTCGCCGACCGCCTCCCGTGGATCAACAAGCTCGCCGCGAAGATCAAAGGCCCGCAGATTCAGGTCGTACTCGTCCTGACCGCATCCATCGGCCTCGTCTCCACCCCGCTCGGCCAGTGGATCAACAAGGTCACCACCGCGGCCGACGGGCTCATCAGCGGCCTGGTGGGGGAGTGGACCGGCTTCGGCGTCATGTTCGCTCTCGCCCTGGCCGCAGTGCTCTGGCTGATCAGCGACTTCATGACCGGAGTCCAGACCCGCACCCTGATTCTCGCCGCGTTCACCCCGCCTCTCACCGTGATGATCCCCGGGGCTCTCGGCGACGCCGTCGCCTACGGGCTCGGCTTCATCGCCACCCAGGTCGGATCCCTCGCCATGTGGCTGATGGGGGGCTGACGTGTTCGGCCTCATCCTCCTCATCGCCATCGCCTACGCGTGCGCCTGCGCCATCGACAAGGCCACATCCGACGTGTCCGCCAAGCACAAGAAGCGCATCGCGAAAGCCTCCAAGAAGTCCGGGCGTCGCACCGGCGCCAAGGCCGCCGCCTGGGCGGCCACCCTCGCCACCGCAGCCGGGACCTTCGCCAAGGGCTTCGTGCGCGGCTGGAAGAAGGAATGGCCGCAGGCGAAGAAGCGGGCCGCCGACAAGCTCGCCCGCCGCCAGCCCGCCCCCCAGCCCGCCATCGGCGACGACATCGGAGCCGACGGTGCACCCGTCGCCACCGACCGGACCACGAAGGCGCCCCGTAAGGACGCCGCCACGGACACGCAGGTCAAGACCCCCACCCTCGTCCTCGTCAAGGACGACAGCAGCACCCACACCAGCATCACCATCCAGCCCACCACCCGAGAAGGAGCCCCCATGGCCCTCGCCACCATCCCCGAGATCACCGGCGTCAACACCCTCAAGTCCGCCGTCGCCCGCACCGCCTCCGAAGCCGGCGTCACCGCAGAAGAGGCCGGCGCCATGGCCCAGCGGGCCCAGGAAGAGATGGCGGCCATCCAGGCCATGATCGAGCAGGCCGGTGCCCTCGAGTTCGGAGACGACGACGGCACCCTCCAGGAGCTCGCAGCCCTGCGGGACATGTGCGCCCTTGCCCTCGGAGCGGCCCAGAAGCTCCAGCAGGCCATGGTCGACAAGGCCGCCATCGCCGCCCAGTCCTCCCGCAACATCCACACCCGCCACGGCGGCATCCAGGAGGCCGTGGCCACGACCGGCGGGCGCATGGCCTCCAAGCAGGCCTACACCGCCGACGTCTGATCCACCCCGCGGCCCCGGCCACGCGCCGGGGCCGCCCCACCCCACAGACATCCCGAGCCTGCAGGAGTAGCAGCCGCCATGCCGAAGACCCTGACCGTCGAGAAGACCACCGGCAGCTCAACGCCCCGCCGGGCGCCCGGCAAGCGCGGCTCCTCCCGCAAGAACTCGAAGGCCGCCCGGCGCGCGCTGCGCCTCGCCTACCGCACCCGCCGCGGCATGGCCCCCCTCTACGCCACCGCCGCTCAGGCCATAGCCGGCAGCGCCCTCTCGGCCGCCGACGACGGCTGGAAGACCGCCCTAGCCGCCACCCTCACCGGCGCCGCGGCCACCGCCGCCTGGGGACGCTGGGACGGCCGCGGCCTCGTCACCAAGCGGCACCGCCGCAAGAACCTCCCCAGCCGCGCCGACTTCATCGCCGCCGCATCCGCCGTCACCACCGGCGGCGGCCTCGTCACCGCCATGGCCGGAACCGGCGGCCTCCAGCCCGGCAGCACCCCCTACCCGGCCCTCGTCGCCGCCTGGGGCATCAGCCACGGCATCTACTGGTGGCGCCGCGGGAAGACCACCGCCGCCCCCGCGCCCACGCTCAGCAAGCAGCTGCAGCTGTGGCAGGACGAAGTTGCCTGCCTCGACGGACCCCTGCCCGGCTCGGAGCTCCGAGACGTCATCACCACCGACTACGGCTGGACCGGCGTCATCGTCGTCCGCAAGGGCAACTGGAGGAAGGCCTACACGGCATCCGCCGACATCGCCGGCGCCCTCGACCTGCCCGAGGAGATGCTGCAGATCGAGAAGGCGATGGGCCAGTCGGCCAAACGGGCCATCATCGCCGTCTTCGACCGCAACCCCCTGCAGACGCCCATCGACCATCCCGGACCGCAGATCCTCGACAAGACCACCGGCCAGGCCGAGATCGGCCTCTTCTACGACGGCGAGCCCGCCCACTACGCCTTCTGGAAGCCGTCCGGCCCAGTCCACTCCGTCGTCTACGGCGCCACCGACGGCGGCAAGTCCCGCTTCCTCGACATGCTGCTCGGCACCGAACGCCACAACGGCATCGTGTCCTGGGTGTGCGACCCGCAAGGCGGCCAGTCCCTGCCCCGCTGGCGGGAAGCCGTTGACTGGTACGAGGACACCGCACTCGGCGGCCTCGCCATGCTGCACGCCGTCCGCAACGTCATGTACGAGCGGTCGGCCCGGTACTCGATGATGGAGTTCACCGACCACAAGGGCCGCAAGCTGCGCGGCCGGGACCACTTCGTCGTCGACGACCCCGACCCGCTGATCTCCGTCACGATCGACGAGGCGCACCGCGTTCTCAACCTGCAAGGCGGCCCCGCGCTCGTCCTGGAGGTCATCCAGATGGCCCGCAAGTGCGGCATCAAGATCCGTCTGGTGTTCCAGGGTCCGAAGGCCAACATGTTCGGCGGCGAGGCAGAGTCCACCGACATTCGCGAGCAGGCCCAGTCCGGCAACACCGTCATGTTCCGCACCGCCAGCGCGCTCACCGACTCCATCGGCCTGCCCGGCTGGGACGTCAACCCCAGCCAGCTGCCCACGTACTGGCCCGACAAGACGTCCACGGCAGGCCTCGGATACATCAAGGGCCCCGACAACCGGCAGGCGATGTTCCGGGCCTACTTCGACCGCGACCCCGCCCACTGGGCGACCACCGGCACCACCCCAACCGTCGAGAAGTCGGCCGCCTCGGTCTGCGGAAAGGCCTACGACGAGCGCCGCGACCGCCTGGCCGCACGCCTGCGCGGAGAAACGCCCGTCCTTCCCGACGACGCCTTCACCGGCGGCACCGCCGACGCGGCCCGCCTTGCACCGTCCAGCGACCCCATCGCCCAAGCCGCAGCCGCCATCGAAGCCGAAGCACCCGCCGGCACCGACGAGAAGGTCGCCGCCTTCCTCGCCGAACGAGGCAGGCCCGTCGGCCGCAACGCCATCGCGCAGGAGACCGGCCTGACCGTCAGCGCCGTCAAGAACGCCCTCACCCGCCTCAAGAACAAGGGCTCCGCCGTCGCCGTCGACCGCGGCATCTGGGCCCACCCCGACCACGCCGACACCCCCATCGACACCACCGACCTCGACCAAGCAGCCTAGGAGCCCGCATGACCACCGACCGCACAGTGGCCCGTCAGCGGGCCGAAGACCTCCTCGCCGAACTCGACGGCATCACCTCCTACCGCGACGACACCCCCGTTCCGCGGCACGGCACCGCCCCGCCCGTCGCACAGCCCGGCCGGCCGCCCATGTCGCAGCGGGCCGTCGACGCCAGCACGATCATGCTGTCCGCGTCCGCCGCCACCATCCCGCCCGGCGCCGTCGCCGTCGGCGTCATGCTCGCCTCCGGCTACGCCGACCCGATCGTCATCGGCATGATCTGCGCCGCCCCCGCAGCCGTCGCCATACCGATCATCGCGCTCGCCCGGCTCCTGCGCGGCGCCCGGCCCGCAGGCGACGTCCACCACCACTACGAAGGCACCGTCCACCAGCAGACCGTCCACAGCAGCAACCGCGGCGTGTGGGCCCGCAACGACAACCGGCAGTAGGGCGGCCGGCGTTGTCGGTGGCAGACAGGAGAATCAGCAGATGACGCAGCCTCGTAGACAGCGCGTAAGCGTCCGAGACCCGTACAGCACGAAGCACTCCCAAAACAACGGAGACCGGATCCCGCATAGCGACAAGGTAGCTCCCGACGATCCCGCCCGGTCTCACATCCTCATCACCCTTGCACGCATGGAACTGGCTGGCGTCGAGATCGACGACCGAGCGGTCGAGATCGCCACCAAGCTGGGCCGTTGGCACGTCGAACAGGCCCTCACCGAGACACCAGTGCCCGAAGGTGACGTGCCCCGCTGGAAGCGTCGAGGGGAAGAGATCCATATCGATCGGGAGAGCTTCGTCTACTACGTCCGCTGCGGGCACTTGGTGAAGATCGGCACGACCTCTGACCTAGCCAATCGCTTCACGGCCATACGCCCCAACGAGGTGCTCGCGCTAGAGCCAGGCGGCCTGGTCCTTGAGCTGGAACGCCACCGTGAGTTCGCGGCGCTGCGCGCCAGCGGGGAGTACTTCCATCCCGGCCCTGCTCTCCAGCGGGAGATCCTGTCGCTGCGCAAGGAGTACGGAGCGCCCGTTTGGGCGCGCTCCCTGGTGCCTGATGGACAGAACTGGTTCTCTGCGGACGGAGCGTAGTTACTTGCCCGTTGATCGAACGGACTGTAACCTCCGGAATTGATGGTGGAACACCCATCCCAAGCGCAACCAGAACCCCCACCGTGAACGCACACCGGTGGGGGTTCTCGTATTTCGGGGAGGTGGCGTGCCGGCCTTCCCTAACCCCGAGCTGCACCAGCTCTACCAGCGCGACCTCGGCGACATTTGGGAAGCGGCCCGCGCGGCGGGAGTTCGACCAGGAACCATCCGTGTCTGGGAGTCGCGCGGGAAGATCGAGCGGGTGCGGATCGACACCTGCCAGCCCCTCTACCATCTGCCGACCGTCAAGGCTGCTGGCGAGGCAGGCGCCAGGCATCGACACGATGACCCAGGTAAGAACAGCCGCGGCCCGCACCGGCACCCAGCCCGCGCCGCCTGATCGCCCCGCCGTCCGTTCACCCCGTCCGGGCGGCGGGGCTCGTCCTGCCGGGAGGTGTTCATGGCGTTCCCCGCAGGCACCCCTGTTGTCACCCTGACCGGCACGCTGCCCTCCGCCGTCGCCGGTACCGGGTTCGGCGGGCAGGTCGTCCTCACCCCCTCCGCGCTCCTCACCGACGAGGCCCGGCACGCCATCTATCCCGGCGGCGGCAAGACGGACATCGTCGACGGCGCGTTCGAGGTCGACCTCATCCCCAACAACGCGGCCGGCATCGAACCGGCAGGCTGGCGCTGGTACGTCGACATCCAGCCCAACAGGGGTCAGCGCACAGCGTTCTGGGTCGACATCCTCGGCGCCGACGGTGCCACCATCCACCTCGACAGCCTCGTCCCCGCGCAGGCCCCCGGCGGCGGCACCACCGGGCAGCCCGGCCAGTCCGCCTACGAGGTGGCCGTCGATGAGGGCTACACCGGCACCGTCACGGAGTGGCTGGCGTCCCTCGTCGGTCCCGAAGGACCCCCGGGCGACATCGGGCCGACCGGATTGCAAGGACCGCCCGGAGCCGACGGATCCACCGCGGACGCCGAGGCGTACACCGACAGCGCAGTAGCCACCCACGCGGCCGACACCACCGGCGTGCACGGCATCCCCGATACCGGGGCCCTCGTCGCCACCACCGACCCGCGGCTCACCGACGCGCGCACGCCCGTTGCCCACGCCGCATCCCACGGCGACGGCAGCAGCGACGAGATCACCGTGACCCAGGACCAGGTGGCCGGTCTCGCCGCAGCCCTCGCAGCCCTACTGTCCCTCGCCGGCGGCACCCTCACCGGAAGCCTCGTCATCGACGGCGGCAACCTCACCGTCCTCCGCGGCGACGACGCCGGCGGGTTCCGCCTCCGCTCCGACGGCGGCGAATTCGACTTTGAGGTCGGCGGGAAAGACCTCTACCTCAGCCGCTTCTCCGGCGCAGGATTTGACGGCACTCAGGTCACTCTCCTGAGGCTCGCTGCCGACGGACCGCACCTCATGGGCCGCAGTGTTTTCGGCACCGGCGGCTTCGACGTGGTCCACGCCCTCGACGCGGGAACGGGTGTTGCGGAGGTCGGCAAGAAGAACGGGCTGGCGAACATCCGCCTTGCCGGTTTCAAGAACTCGGCCGGAGCGCCGACGACTGGCGCGTGGACCACCGGCGACGTAGTCCTCGACTCAGCAGGCGCCTGGCACCTGTGCACTGCGCCCGGCACGCCCGGCACTTGGACCTGACAAGCCACCGACGACCAGACCACCGCCGTCTGGCTGGAGGTCCGCCGCATCGGGCCCTTCCCTGTGCGCTACTACGGGACCACGCTGGAGATCGACGTCGACAACGCCGAACTCAAACTCACGGCCTACAGGCTCGCCAACAGCTGACCTACGGCCCGCCCGCGCGCGAGGATGGACACTCCAACCGCGCAACCAGTGGGGGCAGGGCATGTTCGGCAGCAAGAAGAGTGACGAAGAGAAGGCCGCGGCCAGAAGGCAGCGGCAGATCACCGCAGCAGCCGCGTCGGCCGGTCTGACCGTCATGGGAGGCCAGTTCAGGGCCCCCAACCAGGATCCCGTGCCTGCTGAAGGGGCCCGTATCACCATCGAGCGCGGTGAAGAGGCTGGGAAGCGCGTCACAGCGACCCGGGTACTCCTCACAGGGCTGTTCGCGCTCGCACTGAAGAAGGACATGAACCAGCTGTTCATCACCATCGAGAACGGCGACAAGGTCATGCTCTGCCCTGTACCTGCTCGCAAGGAAGCCCAGGCGCGAACCCTGGCCACCCTGGTCAATGGGGAAGCCACAGGGGTAGGGAAGGGCGAGTAGGGGCCAGGGGAACGTCCAGGGGGAGAGGGGAGGGAGGGATGCCTACCTCCCCTCCTTCTCGGTGTACCGAGGGTGGATGCCATGAGATCGCCACGGTGGGCTCGCGATGCGACCAGCACAAGCCCGTTCCATGGCGAGGCAGGGACGACAAGGCGGCGCGCTACGGGATCACGTCAGGTGAATGGCGCAAGCTCAAGCGCAGGGTGACCAAGCGCGATCACGGATGCTGCTACAGGTGCGGAGCAGACCAAGAGGACGTCATGGCTGATGATCCAGAGGCTGAACGCTTCGTCCTGGACCACATCGTGCCAATCTTCGAAGGCGGATCGCGCAAGGATCTCCACAACCTCGGCCTCCTGTGCCCTCCGTGCGACGAGGAGAAGAGCAAAGCGGAGGCCGCGCGGGCCAATCGGGCTCGAAAAGGGAGCGCGAAAAGGGCTTTCTGACGGCCTTTTGGGGCCCGAATTCGGCTCTGATGATCCAACTTTTCTGGCTTCCGACCTCCCCGAGGGGGGAGGGGAGTCAAAATCACCAGATCTTTTTCCACGGGCCC